GTCGGAAATTTGTGTAGGATTAAAGTAGGTTCTATATACCCTATATTCGATTTAAAAACGAATATACGCGTATACGGGCCTGGGGCTGGCAAATTTAAAAGATGTTTTGTGGAAAAATCACAGCGGAACTTTTTCTAGTTGTTAACAACTTTGTCTGAGATTATTTTATCCTCATGAAGAGCGCCGAAGATTCCCCAAAAATCCCCAGAGAAAAATTCCCAAGTGATACCCCCTTTGTGTCCTGTAGCAGTACGGGAAATGAGGCCCATGGGATGAGATACGACACTTATTTCATATTCTGGATGGGCCTCTATTTGTGTGTGGGAGCAAAACAATTTTGGCGACAAACGTATTTCGGAGTGGGAACCAGCCCCGGGGAAGCGGTCGGATTTGCCTTGAACCACTTTTCGGGAGACAATCCCTATACGGACTTCACGGCGGGAGTCGCTCGAAACACAGGGTTCGCCGGAACCTCCAAGGTGACAAAGTCCGGGGCCCGCCAGATCTCTTTGGCCGTGAGCAATTTTTTAAACAGCGCCGGGCCCTTCGTCTCGGAAATTAAAGAATGTAGTTATGAGCCTCTTTGGAACAGCAGTTCTCTTGGCTACATTTTTAAAAGATACGAGGAAAAATACAAAGAGATGTACATCGACCACTTGCTCAACGTCGTATGGAAACTAGGGCCTGATCTTGATCCTCGCAGATACGACCCTGGCCATATCCAATTTATTTTTGACGAAGTTCTCGAGGATATTTATCCGAGCTACTTCAAGAGAAAGAAGAAGGGGGATTGACCGATGGGATCTCCAAGAAACCACCCCCTCACCGTACACCATATAAAATTCAACAATGGGGACACAGAGATCCGAGTTCTCAAGGATATTGATGCCTACCACCCGTCCTCCCACTGGCAGGTAGTCGTGTATCTAAAAGGGCTTTTCAAAGAGGCAAACAGCTACTCTCCAGACCCGCATCTCACTGGAGTAAAACCAATAATTGATATTCGATTCTGGGAGACCTCGACTCGGGAAGAAGGAGTTTCAAAAGCCTTCGAGCGGGTGAGGTTCCGCATTCTATACGGACTCGACAAAGAATACCGGGCCGCAATCGACCGCATGTACAGATACAACTCATTGAAAGAAAACTTTGGCGGCCCTGATTCATTAAACCACTATAAATTGTACGATAGATGGGAAGAGTGATGGGGACCGGGATCGCCAACAGAGCAATTTTAAAATTCTTTTCCGACACATTCCCAAAAGAAATGGCAGAGGCTATGAGAGGCTACCAGGGACCATTATATCAAAAGAATATTTCTTCTCTTAGGGGAAATCACATCCGGGTTTACAGACACCGTGGGTTTGACGTATGGGTCGCATCCATTGAAATTAATGTCTCCGATAAAATAATTGAGAGGGTTTCAGAAGCCAGTAGTGGGGACATCATTGATAGAGCTGTTTTACATGAAGAAGCTCCAGAAGCAAAGTTCATCTACTTGTGGGATAGTTCAGACATCTCTCGCCGAGACGCCGTCAAGAGACTCCGAAGCCGAATAAAATATTCCTTTGATCCCGGCTTTAGAAAAAGCATCCGGCGCCTCTTCCCAGAAGATTGGCACAATCAATTTATCGGGCCGTATGCTTTCTCCTACTGTACTTACTACAGGGTGGTTGAAAAATGAACTGGCTAGAAGAATACGAAGTGGAAAAATTCAGAGAGGGAAAAGCCCTTGGGTATCCTATCAGGCCTCTGAGAAAATTTTATTTTGAGGAAAAAAGAACCATGATCCTGATTGGTTTTCGTTTGCGCCATCCAATAGACTCTCCTCTCCTCGGCCCAGTAAAAACCTACTTCGCGGCAATCCGGGCTCGGGATATTTTTAAAGACATGTCGAAAAAGGGAATCAACTGGCTCGACGACAGCGGGGCCCTTCAACCAAAGTATCACCCCAAATGCGGCAAGATCGGGATGTGGGAAACAGCTACTGAGGAGGAAGGCGGCCCACGCAAAGCCCTCTCACGGCTGCGGTTCCGTTTGCAGATGTCTATGGATGAAGAGTACGCCGCCGTCATGCTCCGCCTCCACCCCAAGAACGAGATTTTTAAATTCGTCGGTCCTCTTTCTATTAGGTATATCGAGCTTCCCCAAAGAATTAAATTCCTCAAGAGAGGGAAAAATTCAGTGATTCGAAAATCAATAGGAGCCATACGGTGAGTTCGCCTTTTGAGCGCCGGACAATAGAGCATGCCCAAGAATCTGAGGACAAAAGAACAGTAGTCGAGTTCGTTAGGACTATCAAATTCCGGCGCCCCGGTAGCTACCGCTCGACGACTTTTTATTTCGGTTTCTACTACCCGAGAGCATGTTGGATCGTGATGATGCGCTTTTATATCGGAGATCAACTTTTGTATCTTTCTGAGTCATCCTCGGCTGACGAGGGATTGGTCAAAGCTGTAAAAAATCTCAAGATGAGACACCGCTACTCTTGTAACGAGCACTACCGGAAAACTCTTGATAGAATGGGAATACAACTGAATCCGGGACCAGTACACGAGAGCAAGTATCCCGACTTCAGTTGTCTTTACGGAAACGACAAACCAGGAGGAAATTACTGTGACTCACAACTTCGAAAATGGGCGGATCGCGCGGGCGGAAAAGACGAAATTGGCCACAAACCGTCCCGGAAAAGGCTGCCTTGCTACAACCTCGGGGAGTATTTTTACTAAAATTTTGGGTGGATTTTGGAATTTGGCGGTCTCATTTTGTTCAAACTCCTCGGTGAGGAGTAGCATTATAATCCTGGTTTTAGCAAGCACAAATTTGGGCTGTTCGACCCTTTTTGAGGCCGATTGGAGCGCCCCCGGAAGCCAAAGTTACTCGCGCAAGATGGACAAAATTTCGGAAGATGGGTGGCAAAAAAGTCGCCAATATGTGGCCGCCAGTAAAGAGCGTTTTCAGAGGGAAAATCCCGAATTTTACAAGCGTTTGGAGAAGGCTGTTTCGGACGACACAATCATCATCGAGCGCGACTTCGACGGAGCCCTCTTAATTGGGAAATAGTGAGTGATTCAGCATACTTACGACGAGGAAAAATCGAAAAATGGGTCATTTCCTAATGATTTCAAGGACTTAAGCTAAGTACTTGATAACTACCATCTTTTTTGAATCCATTTAAAATTCTACCTGTAATTTCAATAACTTAGGGGGGTGCAAAAAATGTTGGGTGAAAAAGACCCCCCCAGTAGTAAAGAAAAAAATAATATATATATATATATTCCTGTAAGGATAATAGGATAATAGGATAAGGCAAAATTTTTAAAGGTCGTATACCCTGGCCCAACCATGCTGGAAACCCGAAGTCCAGCAAAATAAAAAATTCCCGGCAAGTGACAACCCCTTCCATCCTTTTGACCTGGCGCAGGCCGGGCCTTGGTTGACAACTTAAATCAGGCTCCCCTAAATCAAGATTCCTCGCCAAACGAGGCATGCACACAACTTGAGGGGGAAACTTGTCCGAGCTTAAGAAAGCCTTGGAGGCGACCGGAATCGCCATCCGCAAATACGACGCCACAAAAGCCAGACCCATCATTACCGACAAAGGTGCTGTCACGATCCCCAAATTCACAACCGATCTTGTTTCAGCTTTGGGGACCGGGCTGATGAACCACCCGGCTGTGGTTGGCGCAATCAACAGCCCTTCCGTGATGACCCAACTTATCGAAGACTATGTTGAGGGCGAGGGCCTTGCCTCAAAAGATTCTTCCGGCCAGATCTCGGTCCCAAGTTCGATGGCCCACCTAACTTTGAACATTGACAGATCCTCCACCGAGCCCGGGGCGAAAAGATTTTTCTGCACAACTCAAGAAGAACTCATGGATCAGGAGACTTCCGGTCAGTTCTACTTGGACAGTTGCGGCGCCTCGATCTCGGATGGAGTTCGTTTAGCCCGCGCGGTAGTCCCGCGATACATGCCGCGAAGAAAGCGCGGGACATTCATCGAAAGGCATCCGGTCACGGGCGCACAGTACACTCACTTCAACACCTATGTCCCATCGGAGTGGGAGCTTTGGAAACTTCGCAACCCTCGCGAATGGAACAAACTTCCCGCGAAGCCTCCCGAAGAGATCATCCGATTTTTAAAACACCTCATCCCTAGCAAGGTCGAGCGTGAGTATCTGTATGCTTGGATCTACACGTCGATGACCTCGCGCTCTTTCGTGTACTTGGTTCTTCAGGGCAGTCCCGGCGTCGGGAAGAACCGCCTCAATGTCTTACTTCGCGCCCTTCACGGAAAGAGCAATTCAGTTTCCGGGAAAAAAGAAACCTTCGGCGCGAACGACAGCCGCTTCAACAACCAGATGCTCAACAACACAATGCTTTGGTTGGATGAACTCAAGTACGGGCCCGACATGGAGCCGCGCATGAAGGAGTATCAGAATCCCTACATCGCAATCGAGCGCAAAGGGATCGACGCCTCTTCGAGCACGGAGATCTACTCGAGCATGGTCATCTCCAACAACTACCCGCGCGACAACTACATCCTGTTCAATTCTCGAAAGTTCGCCCCGCTTGTTCTTGGGAGCCAGGCATTGACCTCTTCCATGACCCCGGAGGAGATCACGCGCATGAGCGAGCGCATGGATAACACCTTTCACACTTTCGACGTGAAGTACGTTGCCCAGATCGCAAAGTGGATCTTACATGTTGGTCCGAAGCATGTGAGTAAATGGCCGAACCTGGAATATCAGGGACCGAAGTTTTGGGAACTCGCACACTCCTCCATGAGCCGATGGCAGAAGATCGCGGTTCTTTCACTCACTACTCAAACTAGATCAGGGATGTTTGCTGGGTGGAACCCGGAGAAGAAAGCTTTTCTTTGGTCTAAGGTTGAGGAAGGACTTCGCCGCAAGAAAGAGTATGAGGCTAAAGACTACCGAGACGCTTCAACCGTAAAATCTTTTTTTGACAATTACTGCGATGAGAAGGGCGTTCGAATTTTTGAGACAGAAGAAGTTCCGGGCTCCATCATCCAGGATTTCTGGGTAAGACCTATAGTTGAGCCAAAGCCAACGGAAAAATCTTCTTCATCGGTTGGGGGAGAAAAAAAAGAGATCTCGGAAAAAAATTTGAAATCAGATCCTACCGAAAAATTAAAACGACCTCCCGGGATTTCATCCTTCCACTGGCGGAAGATGAAGTATGAGTACGAACTAATGCAGAAAGGAAAGATCAGTGAAACCAAAAAAGAACAATCCGACCTCTAAGCCGAAGAAAAAACCCCAGACCCGAAACATTGTCCTTTCTGATGGAACGGTCATCAAGGCTAACGACAACAACAAGGGAAACCTCGCCAGCGGCAAAGTTGGAAAGAACGTCTACAACAAACCTGTGCCGGACGAGGAAGAGACCCTTGAGCCCGAAGACGGATTTGAGGCGGCCAAGTATCCGCCTCCAAAAAAGAACCAAGTGTTTCGAAAAACTTGGATGGGCTTCATCGAAAACGTTACCTCGCGCGTGAATTTTAAGCCGAGCCATTTGCTCACGCTCGAGATCCTTTGTGATCTTTACGTGGAGCTTGAGAGCTTGAATCAGTTCTTGCGCACCAACGGCATGTCCTTCAAGGTCATCACCATCGCCGGAGAAACTCGCCGCATGTATCCCGAGGTCGCGCAGCGAGATAAAGTTCGTAGCCAGATCTACAGTTATTCAAAACAACTCGACTTGTTTCCAAAAAAAGATAGCTCGCTTAAAAGCGGCGATGAAGGAGATGCAGAAAAATGGACGTAGTAGAAACTTGCGCGAACAGTACGCCTCTTTGGGCCAACGCGGTAATTTGGGGCCAGATAGTTGTAAATATCTTGATTTCTGCCTTCAACGTGTGGGTAGCATTTAGAAATAGAAAAGCCATTAGAACAATGGCTCGCATCTTCAACTCCCAAAAATAGGAAATATCTATGGCCGTCAACAAAGTCAGCATGAGGATTCTCGGAACCAAGCATTGCTTGGCGGGGTATCAGTATGCCGAGGATGTTGTGGCCAAGAAGATCACAGCCGGTAAGTACATCATCGCCGCGTGCGAAAGATTCCTAAACGACATCAACAACGACAAAGCCGATTTTTATTTTGATGTCGATGCGGCTGAAAAATATTTGCGCAACGTTCAGAACTTCAGTCACGTTGAGGGGCACTGGGCGACGAAGAATATCAAGTACGAGCCTTGGCAGTGCTGGGTGTGGATGAACATCATGGGCTTCAAGATGAAGGAAACGGGATTTAGAAGATTCCGTGTCGCACATCTTGAGGTCGCGCGCGGGAACGCGAAGTCAACGATGGCCAGTCAGTGCGCTCTTTCTTTTCTTGCGCTCGACAATCCGAACGGGAATCACATCTCAGCCGTTGCTACCAAGAAAGAGCAGGCTCGTATCGTTTTGGACTCCGCCCGGGCGATGGCAAAGAAGAGCACATCATACTTGCGCCACACGGGCGTGCAAGTTCTCGCCCACCAGGTCGTTCACCGACAGAGCAACTCGTACATCCGAGCCCTTGCCGCCGATGCTGACAGCCTTGATGGTTTGAAAGATGTCCTCGCAATCTGCGATGAGCTTCATGCAATGAACCGAGAGGTCTTTGAGGTCGTGACTTCGGGTATGAGTAAGCGCAAAGACTCTCTCGTTCTTTGCATCACGACAGCCGGAAGCAATGTCCACTCGATTGGGTATTCGCAGACCACGTTCGCCAAAAAGGTTGCATCGGGAGAAGTGGACGATGACACTTTCTTCTCTGCGGTCTACACACTCGATGACGATGATGACTGGGCAGATGAAAATGTTTGGATCAAAGCCAATCCGGGCCTCGGTGTTTCGGTGGACATTGCCTCGATCAGATCCAAAGTTGAAAAAGCGTTGGTCACTCCCGCCGACATTTCCAACATTCGCATCAAGCACATGAACCAGTGGATCTCGGAAGCCAACGCGTTCTTCGATCAGAACTTGTGGGACAAGTGCGCGGATAAAAATTTGAAGATTGAAGATTTCAAGCACGCTCCCGTTCGCCTAGGACTCGACTTGGCATCCCACATTGACATCACGGCCATTGGATACGTTTTCAAAAAAGACGACATCTACTATCTCTTCGATGACAGTTTTCTTCCCGAGGACACGATCACCAAAGTAAAAAACGCTTTATACGATAACTGCATTGCCACGGGGTACTTGCACAAGACCACGGGCGCGGTCATCGACTACGACCACATCCGGGCCAAGATCCTTCAGGCCGGGCGGGACTTCAATGTGCTCGAATGCCTATACGACGGCTGGAGCGCGACCGAGACTGCACAGAAACTTCAGGACCACATGAAGATGACCAAGGTCGCGATGAATGTTGGAAACTTTTCTGAGCCGATGAAAAAACTCGACAGCCTCATCCGCTCGGGTAAGGTTCGCCACAACGGATCTCCCCTTTTGCGCTGGTGTCTTGGAAACGTGGTCGCGAAAGAAGACCACAACGGAAACGTTTTCCCAAGAAAGTCACATGAGAAGAGAAAGATTGACCCGATCATCGCTCTCATCATGGCCCTTGCCGGGTGGATCGCTGCCGGAGAAGAAACTTCTGTCTACGAGACCAGAGGGATTAGGAAACTTTAAGCATGCAATACAATCACAGAAAATCGGCCTACAAACAGCTTGAGACAATGATGAGTGAAAGACTCGAGCGCCTGGATGGAGAAGAATTTTCTCCCGGAGAACTTTTCTTGGCCAAGATTCTTATTGCCCACGAAGAAGAGCGAGAGGAAAACAAAAAGTTCCAGAAAAAAGTAGAACAGCTAGAGCTTGGCAAGAGCAAGATAAAACTTTTTGGCGGGTTCCGAAGAAAGGCCCACTATATAACCTACAAGAGGCTGAGATCTTTTGGAAGGGTTCTTGGTGTGTACCCAGTTACCGAAGAATTGAAAAATACTGTAAGAGTCACGGAAAAAATTCTCGGGTACATGAGATATGAGTTCAGAGATTTTAGGTATCAAGAAATTTTTCGCACAACCAGACGTAAAAAAGGATACAAGTGGGACCAGTATGACTTCTCCGGACAAATGGTCAACGCCCGTGAAGATTTCCGATATTATTGAAAATAGACACGGGATCGGGAAAAGAAAAAAATTTTACCGACCAAGATCTCGAGTAGATAGGGGATGTCGAAAAGACTATGCCAGATTTTTACTTATGGAAATTTTCCCGGACACTGAGGTTCCTCTTTTCTTTTTCAGTGTCGGCGCATCAGTTGGTCCCAACTTATCCGCGCAAGAGATTTTTATTTTGCACTTGCTGTGGGAGTCTGGCCGCAACGGGTTGTCCCTCATGCACAGTGGTAAACGAGATTTTCTAATTGCATTGGCTACCGATCTCGGGCTCTATCCGTATCCGAAGTGGTGGAAAGTTCGTAAACGAATATTGGCCATAGGCCGAAGTCCGAGGGGAATTCTATGAAGAAAGAGCAGTACATCCAGTTTCACAAAGATTCATGTCAGAAGCTGATCGACATCACCGCAAAGAAAAATGCGGACTACACCGGAGTCAGTGATGATGCCTTCGCGAATTTTCGCCAGATCGCAGGCCTTGTCGGACCTCGCGCCGGGAACATGGCGGGAACTGGAACGGTGGACATGGTCGCGGTTGGATTCGTGACACGCATGAGCGATAAACTTTCTCGCGTCGGAAGTTTCGTATCTAAAGGCGAACTCATGGTGAAAGACGAATCGGTGCAAGATACACTCTTGGATCTTGCAAATTACTGCATTCTTTTCGCCGGATATTTGAACCAAGAGGCCTACGCCGCCCAAAAACAACGCCCCGAGTCACCTTAGACAAAAGGCGGGGCCTAAAAATCCTGCTTTACACGGGCTTGTATTTTCTACATGATTTCCCACAAGGGGAAATTCATGCCACGTCAACTTGACTTAAACGGCTTCCGCGCAGGGAGTCCGCTTAAAATTTCGAATAAATCGGCCACTGAGGCCGAAATCATCATTTACGCTGGCATTGGTCAGGACTGGTGGGGTGACGGCTCGATGATCTCGGCCAAGAATTTCTTGGAGGAGCTTCGTAAGGTTCCCTCGTCGGTTGAGACCCTCAACGTCCGAATCAATTCTCCTGGCGGAGATGTTTTTGACGGCGTTGCAATTTACAATCTCCTCAAGCAACACAAAGCCAAGGTCATCGTCCACATCGACGGCCTTGCTGCGAGCATCGCCTCGATCATCGCGCTCGCGGGCGATGAAGTTCGCATGGGCGAAGGCGCTCTCTTCATGATCCACCTCCCCTGGACATTTGCCTATGGCAACCGCATGGAGATGGACAACACCATCAATCGCTTGATGGACATCGAAGAGCAGATGCTCGGCATCTACGTCAACAAAACCAAAATGTCGCGCGTAGAGCTTCGCGCAATGCTCGAGAAAGAAACCTGGATGAACGCCGATGAGGCCGTTGAAAAAGGTTTCGCCAACAGTAAAACGGAGCAGACAGTGGCCATTGCGGCCAGTGCAATGAAGTCTCCGTGGATTCACAAACGGCCTGAGAATTTTTTCTCTGACGTTCAGGCCAAGACCCAAAAAATCGAAGACTTAAAAAACAAAATTTCTCAGAGACTAAAGAAGTGATTTGGAAAGATTGGGCTCGGGACTCTCGCTATGAGGTCTCCGAAAACGGAAACGTAAGAAACAAAAGTACGGGCAGGGTCTTAAGGCCATTTGTGGACAGGAGAGGTGTAAATCTTTTTTCTTTTACCTACCAAGGAAGGGGAAGAAAGACTTGGAAAGCGCATAGGATTGTAGCGGAAGTTTTTATCGGAGTGAGTGACATGTATGTAAATCACAAAGATCTAAACCCGTCGAATAATCATTTTTCTAATTTAGAATATTGCACTCCTCTTGAAAACACCCGACACGCCCTGAGAAACGGAGTCGTGATGGGCGGGGGAATCGGAGAAAAGAACGGGAGTAACCGATACTCAGAAAAAGAAATGATCCAAGTTAGGAAATTGTTGAGACTTGGAGTTTCCCGTAGTGAAATTGCAAAGAGAACTGGAGTTCACCGAGACATGGTTCGATTGGTGGACATAGGAAAAAATTGGACTCACTTAAAATAACTATTCTTCAAGGCTGGCTCGCAAGTAAGCGCAGACTCCGGAAGAAGAACGTGGACACACAACAACCATCTCGAAGGAGAAAGATATGACAATCGAACAAATCCGCGCTCGACTTAGCGAGATCTCCGCTTCGCTCGAAGGCATCAAAGCCAGCGACCAAGGCTACACTGACGAACAGTCTAGCCAAATCGACGAACTCAATGCTGAGTTCGAGTCTCTCAGCAAACAGCTTGAGACGGCTGAAAAAGTTGAGCAGATGAAAGCGAAAGCTTCTGCATCGGCTGGTCGCAAGACCACATCGGCCCCTCCCGCTGCCGGAACCCCCACACGCGTTGAAATGACCAACGACCGCTCGGCTCGCTTCGGCGGATTTGAGTCGTCGAGCGCATGGCTGATGGCCGTGAAAAAAGCCGGTCAAACTGGCGAGATCGACAAACGCTTCTCGAACTACATGAAAGAGTCTGTCGGTGAAGACGGCGGTTTCTTGGTTCCCGAAGAGATCTCGGCAGCTATCTTGAAAAAGATGGATGGCGATGATTCTCTCATGCCCCGCACCAACGTCATCCAGGTCAGCGGCAACAACATGACCATCAACGTGGATGAGACCCAGCCCTGGAACGGCGGCATCCAAGCTTATTGGACTGCTGAAGGTGCTCAAATCGTTGAGTCGAAACCTTCGTTCAAACAAGCTTCATGGCGTCTTCAGAAGCTCGCTGCGCTTGTAAAAGCGACAGACGAACTTCTCGACGATGCGACGGCTCTCGAGTCGTACATCATGGGCGCGGCTCCTACCGCCATCGTTCACCAAGTGAACAAAGCAATTTTGACTGGTAACGGCGTTGGTAAGCCTCACGGCATCATCAACTCGCCCTTCACAGTTGCAGTTCAGGCCGAAGGCGGCCAGGCGGCGGACACAGTTGTGGCAGCGAACGTACTGAAAATGTACTCTCGCATGTTCCCCAACTCGCGCTCGAACGCGACTTGGTTCATCAACCCCATGGTTGAAGAACAACTCCGCGTGATGAAAGATGGCAACGGAAACTACATTTATTTGGCTCCCGGTAGCCAGATGAATCAAACACCCTACGCGACCCTGTTGGGCCGCCCGGTTGTTCCGATGATGGGTGGAATGCCCGCATTGGGTGATGTCGGTGACATCTTGTTCGCGGATTTGTCGTACTACTACATGATCCGCAAAGCTGCGGGCGTGAAGTCGGCGACTTCGATCCACCTTCACTTCGACCGCGAGATCACTTCGTTCCGCTTCTCGCTGCGTCTTGATGGTAAATGTCCGTACACTGCACCTGTTAAAACAGAGTACGGTGACTACGAGATGTCTGCCTTCGTTCAACTCCAGTCTCGATAAACCGGAGAAGTGGCCTGATGTTCGGACTGAGCATCGGGCCTCTTAAAAGAAAATCGGTCCAGATACCAAACACCAAAAACAAAAATCCTCACTAGGAGTAAAAACATGGAAGCTTTCTTGATGGAAAAAGCGACAGTAAAAGTTGTCGGCGGTCCTGTTGATTTCAACGACGCTGCAATCACTGGCGCTCGCGTAGATATGCGCAACCTGGAACGAGTGACATTCCTCGTTCTCATGGCTGCTGGAACAACAACCACAACTCACGGGTTCACCCTGAAGCAGCACGACGCGGCCTCTTCTGGCAACTCGTATGATCTTTCGGTAGACAATCCCTATTTCCACAAAATCGGGGCTGCTACGAAGTTCACCAAAGTTCAGCCGGATGCTGCCGCTGCCGCCTACGATCTTCACTCGATCCTGGCAAACAGTGCCGCAATCGTTGCGTTCGAAGTTCTCCCTGAGCAACTTCGCTCGGATTGCCGCTGGGTATCGTTGAACGTAGCTGACGCGGGCGGCGCCCAACTCGGCACAGTTCTCGCGGTAGGCCACACTGAGTTCAACCCTGGTTACAACGAAGTCGTTTAATACCAGATTTGGCGGCCAACCAATGTTGACAGCCATTACGGGGGCCGCGAGCCCCCGTTTCTTTTAGTGCCAACAACCCCAACCCAAGGAGAAGAAAGTGGCCAAGCACACCCACAAGACAGAACACAAAGCCAAAGACAGCCATGAGCCCCGCAAAGAAGCGGCGAAAAAAGAAGAGCCCACGGCAACTGCGGCGAAAAAAGAGAAAGTCAAAACTGACAAAGACGGCGAAGTTGTTGTCAAGATGAAGTTCTCATCGACTCAGTTCTACCGCGATCCCGATGTTCCGATCTTCAACGCCGGAGAAGTCTACGAGGTCAAAGGCGCCGAGTGGATCAATCGCTGGTTGAAGCGCGGCGGTGAAATCGTCGAGGGCGCTCTTCCTATTGAAACTGACAACGAAATGAAGCCTAGTTCCATCTCGAAGGTTGCAGACGGCTCTGAAACCAAAGAAGATGGCAAAGAAAACGAAGCTTTAGTGTAATTTAGGTCGGGGGCTACAATGGGAATCTTCAGAGACATTTGGGCACGAATTACAACAACTGGTAAATACATCGTTAGCCCCCGCCGTTCTTTCTGGATGCGAGGGGGAACCCTCGTAAACGAAGAAAGTGCCATGCAGGTCGCGGCCTTCAATCGCGGCCTGATTTACATCTCCACCCAGATCGCAAAACTTCCGTGGGATTTGAAAGACGCTCGCTTCAACATCATCAAGGGGAAGAAATCAGATCTTCTGAATCTGGCCCCGAACAGCGAGATGAATTCTTTTATGTGGCGCCTTGTGATGGTCCAACAGGCCATCATCCACGGAAACTCTTTTTCTGAAATCGAACGATCAGGAGACGGCCAAGCCGTTGCCCTGTGGCCACTTGAGTCCCAGCGAATGCAACTCCTTCGGACGGATCGGGGCGAACTTGTTTACGCCTACAGCGATCCGACCAAAGGAACGATCTATCTTCCGCCCCGGGACGTTTACCATCTCCGTAATTTTCATACCAAGGATGGGCTCGTGGGCCAGGGAGTGGCCTCTTATGGTCGAGAAGTTTTGGGAATTCAAATCGCTGCCGACAACATGGCGGCGGGATTGTTCCACAACTCTGGGATCCCCAGCGGGGTTTTGAAACACCCATCGAAACTTTCTGACGAGGCCTACAAGCGACTCAAATCTTCTTGGGGCGAAGAAAATGGCGGGAAAAAATCGGGATCGACATCCATCCTTGAAGAGGGAATGGACTACGTTCCGATGAACATCAATCCAGACGTTCTTCAGTTCCTCGAGTCTCGTCAGTTCGGCGTTCTTGAGATCGCGCGTTTCCTCGGCGTTCCGCCGACCAAACTTTTTGACGTGACGGCCTCGACCTATTCGAACGTCGAGCAGTCCAACTTGGAAGTTGCGACCGATACTCTCGACTCTTGGGCTACCAACCTTGAGCAAGAAGCCGACATCAAAATTCTCAACTACCGATACGGAGGATTGTTCACTGACATTGATCTGTACTCAATTTTCCGTGGCGACATGAAAACTCGTTCAGACTATTTCAAGACCATGATGTCGGTTTCGGCGATGACTCCAAATCAAATTCGCGCGCGCGAGGGCCTCCCAGGCTATGGTCCTAAGGGAGACACCTACTACGTGGCGACCAACAACTACACGCCGGTCGATCGCATGGATGAGATTATTGACGCGGACATCACGCAGAAGACAAAATCAAATACGCCCGCTGCTCCCACGGAGAAAAAGCCGACTCCACTTGAGGAAGCTGCGGCCAAGTATCTGTTAGAGAAATAGGAGCGTAGGTGGATCAAGAAGTCCTTCTGGCCCTTCTCTTAAAAAAATTCGAGGAGAAGCTAGAGAATACCGCCATGTCTGCGGGCCACGCTCATCGCGGCCCACGCGGACTTCGAGGACCCCCCGGAGAACCCGGGAAGGACTTCGTATTTTCGGAGCATGAGGACAGACTCCGCGCCCTTGCCAAAGAATGCGCCATCAAATTTTCAGATCTCACTGTCGAGGAAATCAATTCCCTTCGCGGCGCCAAGGGCCGGGACGGGAAAGATGGCCGGGACGGGGCCGATGGTAAAGACTTTGTTTTTGAGGAACATAAGGCCGCTTTTGAGGAAATTGCGGCGAAATTCGCGCTAAAGTTTGAGGACTTCACTGCCGAGCAGATCGGCCTTCTCCGGGGACCTGCCGGGAAAGATGGCCGAAATGGCCGGGATTTCAACGCCGAAGAGCACATGGACACTTTCCGCGCCCTCGCCAAAGAGGTCGCCCTCAAGTTCTCAGATCTCACCGCTGAGGAGATTTCAGAGCTACGCGGGCCGCGCGGGCGCGATGGCCGGGATGGGAAAGACGGGAAGGATTTTGTTGCGGAAGAGAACATGGATCTTTTCCGCGAACTTGCGCAAAATTCCGCGCTTCGTTTTGAGGACTTTAACGCAGAGCAAATTGAGGCCCTGCGCGGGCCGCGCGGGCGCGACGGACGCGATGGCCGGGACTTTGTCTTTGAGGAGCACCGGGAGTACTTTGACAGCCTGAAGCCCAAGTTTTCGGACTTCACCGCCGAGGAAGTCGAGACCCTGAAATTAAAATTCTCGAATCTGACGGACGCGGAAAAAAGCGAATTGAAGCTCCGCTTCCAAGATTTGACAGAAGATGACAGAATTTCTATTCGGGGCGCCCGAGGTGCGCGGGGACAGCGGGGTAGTCAAGGGGTCAAGGGGGACATGGGAGACCGTGGTCCGCAAGGGCCTCGCGGCGCTCCCGGTTTACCAGGCATTCGAGGCCTGCGCGGTTTTTCCGGCAAAGACGGGCAGAATGGCCGAGATGGCCGGGACGGCCAGGACGCGCCCTATATCACCAAAATTGAGGTCGATCAGTATCGAGGCGATGAGGCTGAGTTCATCTTCGAATTTTCTGATGGGTCGCGTCTAACAACCAACAAAGTGAAACTTCCGCGCCCCAATGTTTTCATCGGCGGAGGCGCAAGCGTTGGCTCTGGCTCTGGCGGCGGATCCGGGGAGGACGGGAAATCCGCGTATGAGATCGCCGTGGAGAACGGATTTGTTGGAACCGAGGCCGAGTGGCTTGAGTCTCTGAAAGGCGCTGACGGCCCTCCAGGAGAAAAAGGCGACCAAGGCGACCAGGGCCTGCAAGGTCTCCAGGGCCCGCCCGGAACCGGCACGGCCCAGGTCCTCATGGATGTTCCGTGCGATGAAGATGTTTATGTTGGCGCCATCGTTCGTATGGCGAAAATCAACCAGACTGAGTCCTTCATGAGTGAGTGGACATATTTGAATTTCGTGACGAGCTTGGACTACAGCAATTACGAAACCATCGCCGTGAACTCGCTGGCGGTAGGATTTGTTGAGGCCGGAGCAACGGGAGTCGTGGTTTCCAAATCTTCGGATACGACCTGCGACATCCAACTTGCGGGAGAAACGCCCGAGCTATTCCTGAGTCTTGATGTCACCCAGGACTATTTCTTGAGTTCCGTTTACCCAGGGAAAATTGTTTCCTCTCTTGAGGCGGGAATGGAGCCGGGTCCGTACAGTGTTTTGATTGGAAGATGCACATCTCAGAAAAAACTTTTCATCAACATTGGAGAAAGGATTTTAACAGTGTGAAAACATCCGTAGTTGAAGTTCAAAAAAGATCTTTCCCAATTCGGATAAAAAAACTCCAAGAGCTTTTGAGCGCCAAATTTCCAACATATTCGTCAGTCAGTATTTTCCAGGATCACGTTCACTTGCATTTTGAGGGGGAGTATCCGCCAAAAGGCGTGCGGGCCTTCTATTACTCGATGCTTCCCGAGGAATTTGACCCGAGCCCAAAAGACCTTTACGCGCAACAACTGGACTCCTATCGGCGCAAGGGCTCTGCAATACTGGACCGGATTCAGTTTTTTATTTTCGATTTGAAGATGACGGTGGGGCAAGAGAAGGCGATCTTTTTGGCGACTCGGAACATCCGAGAAGCCATTCAGTGCGGCCTTTTGAGCATCGCCATCACTCTAATTGATGATATTCCAGAGGACTTGGTTCATTCTTTGGAGATCAAGAATTTCATCAGGGGCGAAATCGTCGATGCGACGAACGCCGAGTAAGGCAGGTTGAAAATGTTGGACACTTTGGCAAACGTAAAAGCACGTCTTGGAATCACCACTGGGGATTACGACAGTTTTCTCACCCAGCAAATTCAACTTATTTCCCAGGTCATTGAACGATACTGCCGCCGTAAATTCTTGGCGGCCACGTACATTCAAACCTTCTACTACGCGGACTACAGGCCCTCGAGCATGCTCGAGCTTTATCACTTTCCGCTGATTCAAGTATTGGACGTGGATCAGGGAGGACAGTATTTGGAAGAAAGTCTCTACCGCGCCCACAAGCCGACTGCACGCTTGGTGCGAAATGACGGCGGGCATTTCTTCTGGACAGATCCCACGACCGTCACATACCGAGCGGGGTATGAGACTTGCCCGATTCCGGTTCTCGCGGTTTTGGATGCGCTTGTCAGTGAGCGATACAACAAAAAAACAGCGGGCGTAGATCTGGACTTCGGGGCCAACGTCCAGCGCATCTCGATCCCGGGGGCGATCTCTTTGGACTTTGACTACACCTTGACCAGCAATGAGAGATCATCGGCGTATGGAACGATCATTGGAAACTATGCCAACGTCTTGGATGATTGGCGTTCAGAGCGAGCAGTTCTTGGAACAAGCAAACTCGAATACGTGGAAGAGGTTCCGTAATGCTCAAGACAGCTTTCAACGCTCTTACTCGCCTTCACTCAAAACCGGCCATGCTGAAAAGGCTTGGCCCGGTTGTTAAATTCAGCCCAGTGAGACTAACCCCCTCGAACTATTTCCGGTTTCTCGCCGGTCCAGAGTACACCAAAATCCCAGGATATGAGTTTGTCATTCCGGTGGACTCTATCTTGGGGGAGTTCGCCCAAAGGATTTCTTTTGTGAGCGCCCCGACCGTGGGAGTTTTTCGAATTAAGTTCGGAGCAAACTCCACAACAGATCTCGCCTACAATGTGAGCGCGGCGGACATGCAGGTCGCTATTCGTCTTTTACCCGGAATGAACAACGTTCTGGTGACTGGAAATTTTTCTACTGGCTTTATCATTACTTTCGCGGGACAAGACTCGGCCCCAGCGTTGGGACAAATTACGAACTCGACTCTTGATATTGCCGGGACTTTTTCCCACACGTTTAGCCCATGGGGAGATCTCAAAAAGGGAGATCGGCTCGTCATGGGCTCAACGAATTTGGCCATTGATGAAATCATCTTTATGTATGATCTCGGCGCGAGCGTGATGGGATACCGAGTACGCTGCGACTAACGAGGAGGGATCTTGGCGGATATTTTTGAGGTCTCATATTCTGTCACAGAAAACGGGAAAAAGCGCCGGGAGTTCACTCTTGAGACCGACATCAACGGTGAGGTTTCTCTAAAAGACTTTCTTGATTTCACCAAATCATCTCTCATCGTCATCGCGGATGCGGCCCTCAAGGATGAACAGGCGAACGGATTCGACAAAGAGCCGATCATGTTGGTGGACGGGCGCCGAAGTAAAAACCCGCAGCAAGTCCATCCGCTTGGTAGTTTCGAGTTCATTGCTCGTCAGTCTTTGGGAGAAATTGTTCTTGAGACTTACGAGGCCCTTCTCTACCGCTCGAAAGTAAAAACCGGAACCTACAAATCTTCTCACTACGTTTTTTTGAACGGAACCCAAGTGGCCACGGATGAAGAGTCTTTAAAAACTTGGCTCGACACCAATCCCACATTCAAAGAAACTGACCGGGTTCGCATCGTGAACATCCAGCCCTACGCAAGAAGGCTCGAGCTTCTTGGAGTCACTGCACAAAGGTCCAACAAAAGAACAGAAGACAGGGGACGCCGGAAGAAAAAGGTCACTGGGATCGAAGTGAAGGTTCCGAATGGAACTTACTCATTGACGGTTCGGGCCATGAAATCGAAGTATAAGAACAACGTCAAAATCCGTTTCACCTTCTTGCAGGGATCTCAGCTTGGTCTCTCTGGAGTGTTCAAAGGCGGAAGAAAGGGAAAGAACTCCGCAGGCAGGCCGTACCTGTATCCAAGCATCGTTTTCGATGTCGGCGCTCGCGGAATTCTGTAGGTCGCTATGTCCAGTCTTGCTGTCAGAAATCTCGTCCGTAATTTTTTGGCCGACAAATCCACGGAAAACGTCGTGGACCTCACCGGCCATTTTGAAGATCTGCGCGTGCTTCTTAACGAAGAGGGAATCCAGCCTGACGCCCCGTGGCTCGGCCTGGAATTTATCGGGGACGATGAGCTTCCCGTGTCACTGGCCGCGACCAATGACCAGGGTCTTTACCGAGAGGTGGGCTCCATTGTCCTTCACGTTTGCACCATGGGCGCCATTGGTTGCGGGTACGATCTTGAAAATCGCGGAGAAGTGTTGCGAGATTTATTTCGTGGTGAGAGGATTGGGGGCGTAGTCATTGAAAGTGTGAGCCCCATCCGCACCGGACCAGGCGCTACCCTCGAATTTGAAGGCGGGTATGTGTCGGGGTCCATCACGGTTGGTTATTATTACGACAAAGTATTCTAGCAAGGAGAAGCATCATGAGTTCATCGAATCTGGTTCGTATCGGTTACAAAAAAGAGGCTGTCTACGGTGTGACGCCAGCTTCGGTGAAAGCTGCCCTCGTATCGGGCGACATCACCTTCACGGCTGTGAATGGCGGAGAAGAGGGAAACCAATTCTCGGTCGAGAAGCTCGACACTGTTGCCGCTGGGGCTGAAGTCGCAACGATCCAAGGTAAGAAAATCTCTATCGCAATTGAATCTGGCGTCTCAACCGCGACCCAGGTCATGGCGGCCCTCAGCGCAATCTCGGCGGCTCTTGCCACACTCGGCGTTTCGGCGGCGATCACAGGCACCGCAGGAAACGCGCAGAATGCTGCCGCTGAAGCTCCTCTCACGGGTGGATCAGGTTCTTTCAAGACTGCCCGATTCACTTCTGAGCAGTACACCGGAACTCCCGAGACAACTCAGTCTCAGCAAATTCGAACTGATCGCCAAGCATCTGGACAAGTCGTTACCGGCCTGACCGTTGACGGCGGCCACAACTTTGAATTGGCGAAAGAGGAAGCTCTTGAGGATTTCATCGAGAGCGCGATGTGCAGCGAGTGGGTTTCCACTCCCGAAGTTTTGGTTGCTCTGACCTTGAACAACTCGACGAAAAAACTCACGCGCGTTTCTGGAAGCTTCACGGGCGAGGGAGTTGTTGTTGGCGACTTCGTACAGCTCGAGGGTTTCCCGACAACGGCCAACAACGTGGTCGTCATGGTGACAGCGGTCTCTGCTCTTGAGATCACATACGCTGGCCCCAAAGGAATGGTCTCTGAGTCGGGCGGCGACTCCTACCAAGTCTGCGACAAGATCACGATTGGCATCGAGAAGAAGTCTCTCACCATCGAAAAAACATTCCTGGATCTCACGGACAAAGCCATCGTCTACCGTGGCGCCATCGTGAGCCAGATGGAACTCAATGTTGAATACGGGTCTCTCGTCACTGGTTCGTTCCAGACGAGCGGAAACGGCTACGAGCCCGCCAATGTGGCTTCGGAGTTCGCTTCGTATCAAACCTCGTTCTCTCCTCCGGCAAACACCTCGAGCTTAAACGGCTCGGTGGACATGCCTTTCATCGCGACCAATGTCTCTGGATCTTGGGAACAGGATGCCTTCTGTCTTCAAAACCTGAGCATCAGTCTGAACAACAACCTGACGGTTCAAAACTGTATCGGAAAAGCGGCTCCTGAGAACTACTCGCTGGGGACAGCGGAAGTTTCAGCGGATCTCTCGTCGTACCTGAAGGACACAAACTGGGGGCTTCTCGCGCGCAAACTCTCGCAGCAGCCCTTTGCCATCGGCGGCCTTCTCCAAAACTTTGACGGCTGGTACGGGTTCTACATCCCGGCGCTTCAAGTTTCTTTTGACGACCCGCAGTCTGGCGGCCAGAACCAAGAAGTCTCGATGGAGATGTCTGGAATGGCGAAGGTGGGAGCAAACGGCGAGAAGGCTTTGACTTTCTACCGAGCGCCCACGGTATAGTTTCACGCAGGTGAAATCTGTTGTTTCCTCGGCTTTTACCCACTCACCCCGGTCTTGACCGGGGTGTTTTATTTTGAAATAACTTGTGAACAACTGAGAGGGGAAACATGAAATCGAATCTGAATAAGCTTTTCAAGACCGACGAGAAAATGGAAAAAGAGGGAATCTACTTTGAGGTCGATTCCACCACGGCCTTTAAGATCCGCCGCTTCAACGACAAAAATCCGCGAGCCAAGGCCGCTATGGCCAATCACTTCAAGCCCTACGCCCGGCAAATTGAGTTGGGGACCGTTGACCCGGAGAAAATGCGAGAGATCAACGTTATGATCTTTGTGGACGTTTGTCTGGCTGGATGGGAAGGAGTCCTGGATGAGAATGAAAAACCAATTGAGTTCAATCGGGCCAACGCCATCGAGCTTTTAAAAGAGCTTCCGGATCTGTTTGACACGCTCTGGAAACACGCCAACAATTTTGAGAACTACCGAGAAGACCTGGGAAACTCCTAGAGCGCCATCAGCGATGGTCCTGGAAGTGGCGCAAGGAACTGGCGAACGGCTTCTATTGGAAGCTGCTCGCTGACGGGTTCATAGACGAAAAAGACCAAGAGCCCACCATTACGGGGTTCGAATTTTATTTTGACGCGTTCGGAGAACTTTCGACATCGAGACCTTCTGGTCTTGGTGTTGGAGCTATTCCGTTTACAGCCATCTGGGATTATTTTACGATTTACGAGTTAACGGATTTTGATGAGTTTCTGTGGTTGATTCGAAGGATGGACATGGTCTTCCTCGAATTGCACGCATCTGAGATGAAGGCTGAAAAGAAGAGTAGCAACCCAGGAGTAGCAAATGGCGGCACCAACCCAGGTAAGGCGAATCCAAGTAAAAATGGACGCTCCGGGAGTAAAAGAGGCTCTCGATAGCATGGCCAAGTCCATGGGCTATCTGACGAAGAACACTAAATCGGTTGCCGACAATATGTCTTTCCTGACGAACGCTTTCCGAAGCTGGATCGGATTTCTCGGCGTCCGTGAACTCACGCGCATGTCAGACCAAATGCAAAACTTCACCAACCGTTTAAAGGTCAATGCCCAAGCGGGCGAAGACGTGGCGGTGACGTTGCAAAAAATTGCGGACATTGCCGACCGAACAAATCAGTCAGTCGGGGAAGTCGGCGTGGTCTACAACCGTATGAACCAGGCTTTGAAGTCCTCGGGAGCAAACAGTAAAGAAGTTTTGGCCCTGACTGAATCTCTCATCAACACGTTCCGTATTTCTGGGGCGACCACGACAGAGACCTCTAACGGCATCTTGCAGCTTTCTCAGGCCTTCAATAAGGGTAAACTGGATGGTGACGAGTTCCGATCAGTCATGGAACAAAATGCCGTCATCGCCGACGCTTTGAAAAAGAAGTTTGGCGCTCAAATCTATGACAAGGCCGCATCTGGAGCGATCCGCCTCGGCGACATCGTAAAATTCTTGACGGAGGATTTCAGAAAACTTTCTGGCCAGTCCGCACAGCTTCAGCCGACTTTTGAGCAAACCCTTACCAAAGCGACGAACACCCTCGCGCTTACTGTTGGCAGTCTAAATGACAAATTCCAACTGTCTGCCAAGTTCGCAACTTTGGTTGGATTTGCCATGGAGAACCTTGGCTCTATTCTCGCCATCGTTACCCCGATGCTGATCCTCTGGGCGAGCACGTACATTCCGAACCTGATTACTCAGCTTAACAATCTTCGTATTGCCGGAATGTTGTTCTTCACCTCCAACCCTCTTCTTCTTGCGTTCACCGCCATCACGGTCGGGATTGGCCTTCTCTACGCCAATTGGGACAAGTTCATGAATTTGGTGAACAGGTCTCGCGCGGGACTTCTTGATTTCCTGGCTGACGCTGAACAGGCGGCGTTGGGCCTTCGAAAATCTGGAGTTGCTCTTTTCGGCGGAGACACCAAGGCCCTTGAAGAAGCATCGCAGGGACGAATCAAATCTTTCCGAGACAATGCTGCGGCCATTCGAGATATGGTGAAAGCTCAAGAGGAAGCCGCCGCTGCGGCCAAGGGAAATCCAGGACAGTTGATGACGGAGCAAGAGAAAGCTTTGAAGTCTCTCAGGGAAAAACTGAATGCCATGCCAAAAGACCAAAAGCCGAAAAAAGTGAAAGAAATGCTCGCTGAGTTCAACGTAGCCTTGGACGAAGGGCGCATCTCTCTCCAAGAGTACAATAAAAAGCTCATCGACTTCGAACTCTATAAACTCAATCGCGGGTTTCGTGAAGGGAAGATGGATGTCGTCGCGTATCGCGACAAGCTGCTGGAATTAAATATTCAAGATCTCACTCGCCAATTGAAGTCTGGAGTCATCAGTCTCAATGAGTTCAATTCCATGCTGGCGAATGAGAAGATCTCTGTGCTTACCGAGAAATTCAATCTCGGAAAAATTAGTCTCAGGGAATACAACGAAGAACTCACCAAGCTCGAGGATAAATTTAGACCTGGATCTGCCTTTCAGGCGGGAGCTTTGAGCTATCTCGAGTCCATCGGCACGCTCTCACAGGGAATTGCCAAGGGGATCGAACAAGCGTTCGGACACCTTGAGGACAATCTTTTTGATTTTGTCAAAACGGGAGAGTTCAATTTCAATAAGTTTGCGCAGTCAGTCCTTGATGATCTCACCAAGATCATCATCAAGGCCAGCATCATGCGACCGCTTGTCCAAGGGATCACAGGAATGGACATCTTCACTGGCGGGGGCGGAGACTACTCGACGACCGCTGGAAGTGGAGGCGGCCAGGGCTCCTACTTGATGAATGCCAAAGGAAATGCTTTCGGTCCTGGCGGCGTGACTGCTTTTGCAAACGGCGGGATTGTAGACAACCCCACCATGTTTAGCTACGGGCGAAGCAAGATGGGAGTCATGGGGGAAAAAGGCCCGGAGGCCATTCTTCCCCTCCAGCGCGACGGAGCCGGAAACCTCGGAGTTTCAGGAGCGGGTGCGAATGTCATTGTGAACGTCATCAACCAATCGGGCGCAGATGTGGAGACCAAAGAGTCTTCTGGACCAAATGGCGAACGCGTTCTGGACATGATTATCACCAGCAAAGTGAAGGGCGCATTCGCGAGCGGGGCTCTTGATAAGGAAATGAAAGCCAACTACGGCATCTCGCGAAGGGGGACATAACTATGGCGGCAGCGTGGCCAGCGTTCCTACAGCAACGCCTCAATGAGGCCGGGTTTTCATATCTCTTTGGGGACACAGTTCTTCGTTCGCAGAACGACACGGGCCCGATCAAGAGGCGCCGACGCACAACCAAGTCGGTGGACAAAATCCAATGTACAGTCAATATCAAGTACAGCGATTTTACGGACTTCTACGACTTCTGGGATGTGACTTTAAACGGCGGGGTCACTCCCTTCACATTCAATCATCCGTTCACACAGGTCCCCGCTGATTTTTACATGGCGGAGCCGCCACGAATGTCTCCCCTGGGCGGCCTTGAGTACACACTCTCAATGGTCTGGGAAACGGTGCCGTAGACGTGGCAAATCAACTGTCCCCAGCAATGCTGGCTCAGATTTTTGCCCAAGACTCGGATGATCCGTTCTTGATGCTCGTCACTCTCTCGCATGAGAGTTTTGATGAGCCCATTCGTTTGGTGAATAACACTGAAGAAATCATCTCGCGCGGGGAGACATTTACTCCGTTCCCGATGCGGGCCCGATTTCCTGTTGACGATGGGGAATCCGCTCGCGACTTCACCATGGAGTTTGACAACGTCTCCCTGGACTTGATCGCGGCCATGAGAACCGTCACCTCGCAAATTGGAGTGAAGATCGAACTGATTTTGGCCTCGATGCCGAATGAAGTTCAGATGATTCAGGATGATCTTTTGATCGGGGCTATCAACTACAATCAGTCCACGATTCAAGTCAAAATCATCCTCGATAGTTTTTTGAACACGGAACTTACATCGGAGACCTATGGACCAACGAATTTCCCGGGCCTGTTCTAAACTGGTCGGGACAACATACGAGAAGCTCGATTGCTGGGAGGCTGTTGTGGCCTTCTACCGCGAAGCTTTTGGTTTGTCGTTGAACACGTATTATGGTCTCGAGAGACCTTCGCGCGAGGAGACCCAAGGTCTCATCAAAACAAACGAAGGAAAGTTCGACAAAGTTGAAGTTCCCATGGCCGGGGATTTGATCTTATTCAAAGTTATGGGATTTGAGAGCCACATCGGAATCTACTTGGATGAGCAAACTTTCTTTCACTCGACCAAGGGAGTGGGAGTGGCGATTGACAGATTTGAAAAGTGGAAGCGTAAGGCCGTTGGCTTCTACAGACACCGCGCTTCGGGAGATGCAACTTGATTCGACTGAATTTTAAAAAATTAGAAGGAAGCGGACAAGACAACCTGGAGATTCAGATCCAGGACGGGGAACTCGTTCCTCATGCGGTTGAGCGAGCGTTGGCCGGAGTCGATCTCGGAGAAAGAAAGGCTGAGGAGATTTTCACGGTCGTGGTCAACGGCCACATTATCCCTCCCGACATGTGGCCTTTCACAAAGCTCGCTGGGAGCGACAACGTCCTCATCACTCCGACTCTTAAAGGCGGGGACAACAGCGGCCTTTTCCGCCAAGTTCTATTCGTCGCGATCACTGCGATTGCAACTTTTTACCTGGGCCCGGCAGGTCTTGGTCTTCAGGGCGGGGCTTTGGCCGCCGCAACCGCCGCTGTCACCATTGGTGCCGCCCTTCTCACAAATGCTCTGATCCCTCCTCCGGTTCCCAATCAGGATGGGCTGGGAGGAAAAGACGATATTTCTGGATCCCAGATGTACGCCATCTCCGGGCAAAGCAATGAGGTGCGCAGATTTAAGACTGTTCCCAAGGTGTACGGCGAGCACCGCATGTTTCCTGTCATTGCGTCCAATCCGTACACGGATATGGAAGTTGATCCGGGGACCGGAGAACTTGCTCAGTATCTTTACGCCATCTATGACTTCGGTCTCGGGCCCGCGAGTGTTCGCGATCTCAAAATCGGAAACACGTCGATTGATGAGTTCGATGATTTTCTCATCAACTTTGTGGATTTCAATAAGCCTGCCGTCAATGAAGGACCTTGGGATGAGGCTCTCAACAACCAGCTTCTCTATTACAAGGGCGACCCTACGACAGAGAATCTCTCTATCGCTTTGAACGACAACCAGGCAGCGGGCGGGCCGGAGGATGGTTACAAAGTCATTAGAAATACCCCCGTCAACACGGACAACTCTCCGCAAGAGATCCAACTCACATTCGTAAATCCGCGCGGCCTTTTCGCGGTCAACTCTGGAGGAGTTTTCTCTGAGAGGACAATCAATCTCGACATTCATTTCGCTGAAATCGGGACTGACGACTGGAAGGCCTACAATGATTACGATGAGGTTTCCTCTTTCACTTCGGCTGGCGGAACCTCAGTGTACGATGCCAAGCAGTGGGAAATTCCTCAGCCCCACTTGATGGAGTCTCTTGATCCTGATGGCGGAACGAATCCCGACATTGGACTATTTTTCAATCCGGATACGGGCGGGCCATATCACGTTAAACTTTCTGAGGGCGGCCTTAAGCAAAAAAATCTGGACTATTGGACCGTTTTCACTCCGTACATCAACGTGTGGGTGAGGCCCACGACGTATGGATTCCCTGCTGGCGCAACGAAAGTTTATGCCGGGGTTGAAGAGGGAACTCCGTTTGAGATCATGGAGAACACGACCCTCATCTACAACAACGTGCCTCTTGGGAAAGTGCAGTCGGTTCTTTACATTCTGGCCGGGACTCCTGAGGGGGAGCCCTACTATGAAATCACCCTGCAAGAACCTTTGCAGGTTGATGTTCCTATTTACTCCTATGAGGTTGTCACCCCGGAAACTCGCATCCATGCCACGGACGGAAAATACTACTGTCCGATGGGACCGGCTGGGGAAATGCCGTACAAAAAGTGGTTCATCGGGCCGCCCACACTTGGCAAAGCCCAAATCTCTCGCGCGGACAACGGGACTGTGTACTCGACATTCAAATTCACTCCCAAGAACCCAGGACAATACCGCGTTCGCATCGTTCGCACCTCGACAGTCTCTTCTGTGACAAATTCGGTGTCAGATGAACTCACGCTGGTGGGACTCACTACGCGTTTTGACCGGGCCCCGATCCGCACCGACAAACGCCACGTTTTCCTCGAGGTGAAGATCCGAGCGACCAATCAGTTGAATGGAAATATCACCAACTTGTCGGGGGTAGTGTCTTCGGTTGTCGAGGTTTACAACCCGAACACGGACACTTGGTCGAAGCAGGAATCTAACAATCCGGCCTGGATTTTTACGGATCTCATGATCGGCCAAGGAAACAAGAGACCTCTTGCCAAAGAGCGTTTGCATCTTCCCTCACTCGTGGAGTGGGCGAATTACTGCGACCAAGTTCCGGACTCTCCTGAGGATTACACTTACTCACAAAAGCGTTTCCAGACGAACTTCGTTTTGGACTATACGGCCACTCTTCAAACTGTTTTGAATCAGGTTTCAAATGCGGCCCAGGCATCCATCAACGTCATCGACGGAAAATACGGCGTTTTGATCGACCGTAGAAAAGATGTTCCGGTTCAGATCTTCACTCCGAGAAACTCTCGCGGGTTTAGTTCTTCGCGCATCTACACAGTTCGCCCGCACGGTCTAAAAGTGAAATACATCGAGCCCGGAAAAAACTGGGAAGTCGATGAGGTCATTGCCTATGACAACGGGTACAATGCGGAGAACGCAGAAGAGTTCGAGGAGATCACATCCTTCGCTTGTACGAACATCGAGCAGGCGTGGCGCTTTGGTCGATACAACATTGCCCAGAACCGCCTACGCCAAGAGACGATGTCGATCACCGTGGACTTCGAAGGCCTCGTGTGTACGCGCGGAGACTTTGTCCAGATCACTCAAGATGTGATGCGAGTCGGGGGAACTCCTGCCCGCGTGAAGTCTTTTGACGGGGCTCAAATTACCATCGACGACGGCCTGGAAATCAATCCAGCCCTCACGTATGGATACACCTACCGATCTTCGTCCAATGGACAAATTTTAACATCGACGTGTACGCCCATTGAGCCAGATGTCTTCGAACTTGACGGCTCGATCCCGGCAGTTGGGGATCTCATCGTCATTGGTGAGGTTGGGAAAATTGTCTTTGACTGCATCGTAAAGTCCATCACTCCTGAAGATGACTTCAGCGCCAATATCGTTTTGGTCGAAAAAGCGGACGCCGTTTACGACGCGGAATCCACAACTGTTTTCCCCGAGTATCAAGCGAAGATCTCTACCACTTCAGATCCCAACTTCACTCCTCCAGGAACGATTGAGAATTTTGTCATCGCCGACAGCGGATGGGAATGTGCGGATGCCGGTTATCGCTACTTCACGCTTCTGGACTGGGACATTCCGACTGGATCAGTGTACGAGATTTTTGAAATCTATGTGAATGACGGTCGAGGCTTCACCCTGGCGGGGACAACGCGCGACTCATTCTACAACTACACGGTTGCCCCTGATCGTCTCGGAATCCAACATAGCTACAAGGTGCTCGCTGTCTCTGTCACTGGTAAGAAGCTCGAGCTTGTTGCGGTCCCGACGATCACGAATACCCCGGTCGCAAAAAACACTCCTCCTTCCGATGTTGAGCGGCTCTCGACTGACATCACGGGAGAAGTCCTTCAGCTTTCGTGGCCGCAGGTGAATGACTGCGACGTGAAAGAATATTTGATCCGCTTCTCGCCGACCCAGGATGGATACTGGGAGTATTCAATTCCCTTGCTGCGCGTGGATCGAAATACGACGCTGGCATCCACCCAGGCCCGCACAGGCCTCTATCTCATCAAGGCTGTGGACTTCAACGGCAATGAGTCGGTCGTTGCCGCCCGCGCGATTACGACCATTCCGAATCTTTTCAATCTGAATGTGATTGAGGAGATGACTGATTTCCCGGACCTTGGCGGAGGTTTTGAGCAAACGGAACAGGACAGCGGGGCCTTGGTCCTCCAGACTAAAGTTGTGGGCGGAGTCGGCACCAATGAGTATTACGAAGAGGGTTACTACTACTACGAGAACCTTCTCGATTTGAGCGAGATCTACACTGTTCGTCTCCAGTCTTTGATCCAGGCCGAGGGCTACACCATCGGCGACCTGATGATTAATTGGGACACTCTCGACTCGGTGCAATACTTGGCAAACTCTCGCAACTCCGAGTGGGATGTCGAAACCCAGTACCGCTCGACAGAGTCGCTCAACGTCATGGCCGAGTGGATCACTCTGGATTCGGTAGACCCGCTGTCCACGGGAGTTTCCGACAACTTCACCGAGTGGCGCAAGTTTACCATCGGGGATGCGACGGCCCGGATTTTCCAGTTCCGCTTGAAACTCATCAGCAACAAGCCTAACGTGACACCAAGAGTTTTTGACGGGACAATTCGAGCAGACATGCCAGATCGGTATGAGGCTTACGCCAACCTCGTCGCAACAGACACGGATGGGTATGAGCTTATTTACGATCCAGCGTTTGCGGGACCTACTACTGGTGTTGCAGTTCAGATCTCTATTGATGGAGCAGAGTCAGGAGATCGTTGGGAGTTCGACTACAGAGACAAAACCGGATTCAAGATTCGTTTCTACGATGCTTCTAATAATCCGGTGACGAGAACATTTGACGCAGCAGTGAAGGGCTACGGCAGAAAAGCCGCCAGCATCATCTAAGAAAGAGGGAATATGAGCCAACAAATTTTTACGACCATCAATCCAACGACCACATCTGGAAGTCAGCTTGCGACCATCTTGGTAGATTTCAAAGATGCAATGGTTAGTGGGATGAGCGGAACTTCTCGCCCGGCAGCTTTACAAGCTGGGGGTGGATGGATCGACACGACCAACGGCGGCAGCCCAAACTTCTATTGGTCTTACAAGATCTACACGGGATCGGTAGACATTGAGGTCTTCCGCGTGAATCTGGCGACGGGGACGGCGAGCATTTCGGGAAGTGATTCCTCTTTCTCAATCTCGAAATTCATCGGCGATGCCACAGCCCCTCTTCTCCAGTTGGTCAAGCGCCGCGTGGCCAGCAACGGCCAAGTCTTAAATGGCGACGTGCTTGGTGAGGTTCAATTCATTGGTCGCACCAACACCTCGACCGACCCGATTGTGGCTCGAATCAAAGTCGTAGCTTCGGATGACGAAACCACTTCAGCCTCGGGCGGATATTTGGTCCTGGAGGCAACCCCTACTGGAACAGCCGCGATGGCCGAGATGGCCCGCATCGTGGACAACAAAATGTCCATCGGCGGGTCCTTCGCCCCGGTTCGCACAATGCACGCCCGGGGAGACGGTATTCGATCTGAGCGCCGGGCAGATGACGCCAATGCGGGCGTTGTTGAAATCAAGAAGAGACGCATTTCTGGAACGGGCGCAGTTCAAAACAACGACATCTTGGGCTCTTATCGCTTCGTCTCTACTGACGATGCTTCGGCGGATGCGATCACCGCCGCCATCATTGCGACAGCAACTCAGGCCCACACTTCTACAAATCAAGGAACCAAGCTCTCTTTGATGGCAATGAAGGATGGGGCGAACACGTTGTTTGAGGCCGTGACGATTCAGGCGATGGCTGATTTCAAAGTCCCCGTGAAAATTTACGCGCAGACTTTGGACACTCAGGACATCCCGACAACAGCTTCGATCACCCAGCTTTCGGCTGGGAAATACATCGCCAATTTCACAGGCTCAACAGCGACTCAAATTTTGGGTGTGGACTCTGGCGGAGACACTAAAACAATTTTGATTCACAACGGATCTTCGGCAAATCTGACCCTGGTCCACGCGAGTGGAACAGCTACGGCGGCGGACAGATTCAAGCTTCCAAGCGGACGCAATATTGTCGTGAAGCCGGATAGCTCGATTGAACTCTTCTACCACGTCGGAGACTCTCGATGGAAAGTGAAGTCGGGCGCTGGCGGCGGGGGAGAGGCGGTTCCGTTTGGATCTGAGTCTTCGCCGAGAACAATTGCGGCGGCGGTCGGGATCACGACGGCGGCTGGCCACATGGACAGCGGCGCTGGGTTTAACTTCCTGGTTGCCCAGGGCCCGACAGCGGCAACGGTTGTCGCAGTATCGGCGAATCCGCAAATCGAGGCCGGAACAATCATCGGCCAAGAGATGGTCATTGTCGGCGCTGATGATGACTCAGTTATTAAGTTGAACAATGGTAATGGTCTCTCATTAAACGGAGAATGGAACTCATATAAAAACGCATCCCTGACTCTTCGTTGGTCGGGATCTACGTGGATCGAAACAGCAAGGAGGGACGTGTGATAGGAGATATTAGGGAGCACCATATAGAAAGATTTTTTTCCTCTTTTAGTAGAGAGGATGGCGGGTGCTGGGTGTGGAGTAGACATAAAGACAAAGACGGATATGGGAAATTTAGAATAGGGAAAAATAAACAAAGGGCTTCTAGGGTATCTCTAACAATCTCATTGGGAGTAGATATTCCCCGGGGCCTTCTTGTTTGTCACAATTGCGACAACCGCTCTTGCGTAAATCCTTCTCATTTATTCCTTGGTACTCCCAAAGATAACTCCAGGGATATGGTGGCAAAAGGAAGACACAAAAACGGAAAAATTAGCGACGCTGCAATAAAGAGAATGTCTAAGTTCTCCAGACAAAGAAAAAGAAATAAAGATGGAACTTTCGACAGGATTGAAACAGCAAGGAGAGAAGTATGAAGTATTTAATTTTTAAATTGCTGGCGGCCTCAATGGTCGCCATGGGCGTGGCAAGCGCCCAGACAACTCCAGGAAAGGTTGTCCAGGGGACGATCTTCCCTGGAATCACTGGACAAGTTCCGAACTACGTCATCGCTCCTCAGCCCAGGTTCTCATCGGACTTGAGCACGGCAAATACAGCCACCTCGAGCGCGACACTCACTAGGGACCTTACGGTTTTGATGGACGGAGCGGCCACTTGGAAGTGCGACACTTCGGCGCAGTTTGGGTACTGCGAATTCAAAATGAACATCATCAATTCTCCGGATCAGTCGGGGAGTTGCATGGCGAAAGTTTCCGTTATTGGAGATGCCTCTCTTTACAAGATTCAGGTCTGGGACCCTAATGCCGGGGCTCTGGTAAATGAGCTTCCCAATCCCATGGGTAACTACACAGTAGCGACCGAGGTTCCACTCACGGCTCTGTGCGGACAGTCTCGCTCAATTCGCGTTTACCAATCTGAGGCTGGAACTTCTCCGGCAATTAATTTTGGTCGAATGAGCTACGGCAAGAACGACCAAGTAATTAACTTCATGCAAGGTGGGCAGTGGGTAGGATCGGTGCGATATGCAGCCACTGCAAACTGTCAGTTTGTTCGATCTAATGCCGCTTACGGAAACTTCTCTGCGGACACAGACTGCCCGACGATGACTGTAGCCGGGGGACTCTCATACCCTGGCAGCAAGATCCCTGGGTACATCGTCAACTCTGTTCTGCCTGGGCGCTACCAGCACATTTGTACCGGCGCCTTCATGACGAGCACTACCTCGAACTGGGGTTTTAGATTCACGGATGGGACAACCACGTTTGGAGAGAATGCCGGTGCTCAACAAGGGAGCGCCGTTAACGTCTCATCTCTTGGCTCTATCAACGGAGCGATTTCTTACACGGCGCCTCAGTCAAACGTGACTTACCAGATTCAGGGCAAGGCTGGGACAAACAATCATTTCATCGACGTTCGCGACGATTCTTTCGAGTGCAACGTCTACTACTTCCCATCCGCCGAACTCCAGGCCATCCGCGCGGATCAGACGAACTGGGGATGGACTAACTTCGGTCCTATCACTATTACCGGAACAACTTCGAACCCTACCAAGGCAACGACGACAGTTTACGACGAATTCTGGGCTCGTCGAAATGGTGAGAACCTTGACATCAGCATGCGCTACTACCACACGTCCGCGACAGGAGCGGCGGCAGGTTCAGGCGACTACCTTTTTGCAATCCCCGCTGCTACTGGCTGTCAAATTGATTCGAGCAAGGTTCGATTTTACACAACGGTTATCACAGCAGGTTCGGCATTTCCTGTGACTTCGGGACGTGGAACAATTACAGCTTCTGACAACTCTGCTCAAATGGTGGGCCAAGCCCTTCTGTATGACGCCACTCGATTTAGGATGGCGGGAGCATGGTCCGCAGGTTCTGGATCTAATGGTCGTGGCGCAGTTGTCTCAAACTCCTTCCATTTGACTCAAGGCGTACTTTCCTACAACGCAGACTTCAGCGTCCCCTGCGTCGGCTGGCAGCCCAACCAAGGCGCCCCGCAGTTGGTGGGTTCGACGTACTCCACCTATGCTGGTAGCACAAAAGTCGAATCTGCGTCGATTTCAAATAACGGAACCACGGCAACGGCCACCGATGGCTTGCATTGGATTTCTTCAGTTACCCGTAACAGCACTGGAAACGTCACGGTGGTCCCCAAGACCCCCTGGTCTTCAGCGCCGAATTGCCCAACTTCAATCGACTACTCTGTAACGCAAACGAACGGGAGAAGCTGCTACTACGTGAAGGCGGCGAGCACAGGATCATCTCTAAACTTCAGATGCGACAACCCTGGAAATGGATACGCCGACCTGAACTTTAGCTTTGGCTGTTTTGGACCCCGCTGATGAGAATCTCCAAGGTCGCCCACACCACTGAGGTGGGCACGACTATCTCAAGCTAAGTAGACCAACAGAGCCCGGCCAAACTTCTGGCCGGGCTTTCACAACATCTCCCGCAAGGAAACATCCCCGTGGCCAAATATTATTTTACGGTTTCTTCTTTCTCGGGGATTTTTTATTTCTTGCCGACCATTTGCTACCGCTTCAAAGATTGCAAATGTTTTGAGGCAAGCTTTCTGTTAGGAAATTTCTCCATAACACTGGGCCGTCTTTGCTCCACATCCATGGAGGAGTATTTGGCGCAGAAGTCCAGAACTTCCGTCTAGTTTTAAATACACAAACCGAAATACTATTCTTGATCTGAAAACGTATTTGCAGCACGATTTTACCTAGACGAGTCATCATCTAGGAGAGGTAGCCACATCATGCTCAATTTTCAGACTGCAAAAGAGATCGCAACCAGTAAGCCCGTAATTGTCACCGCCGTCATTGGCGTCATCGCCCTAGGTCTAGCCCCAGGATCTTTCGGGGCCGCAGATGAAAATATCCTCAACTTCTTCTCCGAAACCGCCCAGAGTGAAATCACCAAAGCCGGTTTCTTCTTCACCATGGCAGCCTGGATTCACGCAGGCCGTGTCAAAAAAGAGATCTCCTCGAGCTTCGAGGGTCTCACCTCAGCCATCGACAAAGTTGCCGAAGCCTTCCGAGAAGATCTCAGAATGCACAGCGAAAAGTTGGACAAACTGTCATTTCGTGTTCAAATGTTAGAATCCAACGTAAATAAGGCTGTGGAAGAAATTCAACCAACCAAGGAGTAAGGTATGATGGAAGGAAAAGAGATCGAAAAAGAATACGATGGCGGCGCGGGCAAGCTGATCGTGGATGTTGATGACAAGGGTGGTGTTATCCTGTCGAACGTCTACGAAAAAGACCTCGACGGCTTCGCAAAAATTCGCAGCACGACTGAGATTGAGTCAAACATCTTCGTCCTCGCTGAGAAAATTGCGGCTAAAACTGAAACCACTTGGGACGACAAAGCCATCGCTGGCCTGAAGTCTCTCTTGGGCGTGAAGTAATATGGCCCTCGTGTCCGGTCCCGTCACCAAACATAAGTTGACCGGGATCGGGGAGGCGAGCGCCAGCGCGGTGCTCGCCCTTCTTTCCACCAACCCCCAAACATCTTTTTTGGCGATTGGCATTTCTGGAAAAATCATTTTCTGGGGCCTTTCCAAGGTCTTCACTCTCGCCGCAAGCGGCGGTCTCGTGATGATGAACATCGGCGCCGAAAAACTTCTCATCGCAATCGAGAAAACAGACTATGACGGCTCCCGCGAAAAAGCGGACAAGCTTATTGAAGAGATCCGCAAAACTGGCCGAGATCTCACTCCCGAAGAAATCAAACGCATCGACGCTGAGGTCATCAAAAGCTTCCGTAAATTCGGAAGATTCGTGAGGAACCGCTAATGACTAGAGTCTTTTGGATCTTCTTTCTCGCCTTCGTTCTCTTTTGTATGGCAATGGCAAATGTTGCCTGCTCGAGTATCAAGCTCTCAGACTTCAAAGCCCACATCACCCTGCCCGCGTCCGGTGACGGCTATTACGTGAAGACTGTAACGGATGAAGAGGGGACTATCCCCAAAGCACAGTGGGAAAAAATGCGGGCCCGGGGCATCGTCCTCATGCCCGAAGACTGGGCCATTCTCAAAAAAGACACTCTCTCAAACTGTCTTAAGCACGAATGCAAAGAACTCGTCGGCGTTCTCGATGAGCTTTTCTACAGCCTCGACGCCGCCCTCAAAGAAGTGAACAAGCTCAAGAAATAGGTTTGCGTTTCATATTAACGGAAGCCGCGTTGTAGGCGCCGGTCTTTCGCGCGTGACAGGCCTTACACAGGCACTGAAGATGTTTTTCCACCGGGCGCGGGAACATCCGCGCGAACATATCATCCCAGCTTCCGTTGAAGGAGGTGTATCCTCCGATCTCAACGATGTGGTCCACTTCCATGTCCGTCTCGTGGCGAAACCATTTCTGGCATTTCGCACATTTCCACAACCACTTGTAAATTGGAGTTCCGTCCTTCGTCGTCTTCTCCAGGACTTTTCTCCGGGAAAGAGCAAGGATTTCTTTTCGGCCTGACCATGTTACCGATGCTTTGCGCAACTGCTTAAAAAAGAACTCGACTTCTTCGAGCGTGTATTCGCGGGGATTGCTGTGGCTTGTTAACAACTTCTTGGACATTGACAACAACTTTACCAACTGCGAATCCTAAACGCCAGCAATAGAACAGTCGATGAGGGGAAAATCGGGATGTCCAAGTCTGCAAACTTCAAAGAGCCACGGCTCTTATTCCTAGATTTTGAGTTCAACAAACTGGTAGAAGAAAATGTGAACCTGGTCTCATGCGTGACGCATGACTCGTCCAGCGGCATCACTCGAAAATTTTGGCTCCACAAGAACGAGAAAAACCAGGACGCGCTCCGTAGACATCTTAGAAACTACGACTATATCGTGGGCTATCAGTGTGTGGCCGAGGCCCGCAGTCTGTATTCTCTCAATATTGACCCGCTCTCTAAAAAATGGATCGACCTCTTTCTTGAGTATCGAATGCTTTCAAACCACAACGACAAGCTCAACTGGGGGAAGCAACTCGTAGAAGGAAAGGTGAAATTCGTCACCAAGCCCAAGCCCAAGTGGGAGCGTTCCGAGGAAGACTCGATGAACGGCTTTAAGCCGACCCACTCTTTGGCCGAGGCTACCTACAAACTTACGGGGCAGATCCGCGACACCGCCGAAAAAGACGCGGTTCGGGATCTCATCATTTCAGAGCCCGCAAAGTTCACTCAGGAAGAGCGCGAACGTATTCTCAAATACAATGCCGATGACGTTGAGTTTCTTCCCACGATCTGGGATGCGATCAAGGTCGAGTACTCGAGCCTTCTGCATGAGGATGAACTGGACTGGGGTCTCTATTTTGAGGAGGCTCTCTGGCGCGGGCGCTATTCGGCGCACACAGCGATCATGGAGTCCATTGGATACCCGATCAACGTCGAGGCGACTAAAAACTTCTCAGCCCAAATTCCCTCGATCCTCACCGAGTGTCAGCGAGACATCAATGAGCAGTTCATTGACCCATCGGTCACGAATAAAGTCACCGCCAGGGTTCAAGGCTTTGACTGGCAGCAAATGATTCCCTTCAAATGGGACGGGAAAAAAGTCCGTTACACCTGGAACCAAAAAGCTGCCCGGGATTGGATTGAGAAAAACTGCAACCCCGACGACTGGATGAAGACCGACAAAGGCGCTCTTTCGCTTTCTCTCGAGGCGTTCGAGAAACGCTTTGCGTATCGACACGACTATCCGCGCGGAAATTTTGGCGCCCAGATGGTTCGCTTTCTGAAGCTCAAACAGTCTCTCTACGGTTTCTCGATGAGCGGGGCCAAAGGACGAAAAAACTTTTGGGATAGCGTCGGGCCCGATGGCCGTGTTCGCCCCTACATGAATATTTATGGCGCCCAGTCAGGACGTTCCCAGCCCGCCGCTACCGGCTTCATGTTCTTAAAGCCCGCGTGGATGCGGGCCCTCGTCCAGCCCGCTGAAGGATTGTTCATGGCTGGCATTGACTACGGACAACAAGAATTTTTCCTCGCGGGTCTCATTTCGGGCGATCAGAACATGATCGACGCCTATCTATCGGGAGACCCCTATCTCTACATGGGAAAACAGGCGGGAACAATTCCGCCCGAGGGGACGAAGAAGACCCATGAGCGCGAACGCGATCTCATGAAATCGACGACCCTCGGGATTCTTTTCGGCATGTCGAAATACGGCTTGGCGTACAAACTCACGGCGGACTCCGGAACGGAGTACACTGAGCAAGACGCCCAAGAACTCATCGACATGTTCGAAGAAGTTTACCCGGACTACATTGATTGGCGCCGGGAACAACTTCACTCTTACCAGGACGGCATGGCCTTTTCGACTCTCGATGGCTGGAAGCTCTGGTGCGACAATGACAATCCGCGCTCGGTTCTCAACGTCCCCGTCCAGGGCGGCGGCGCCAGCATCATGAGAAAAGCAGTTGATTTAGCCGTGGGCGCCGGGTGCCGGGTTGTGTTCACCCTTCACGATGCGATCTACATCGAGGGAAAAGTTGGCCAAGAGGAGCACATCGTGCGCCTCCGGGATGCGATGAGAGACGGATTCGCGTACTACTTCGAGGGAACTCCCTACGAAGAAGTTGCGAAGAAAATCAAGCTCGACCCGAAAGCATGGGGACCTGGATTTCCGGAGAAAGGGGAGATCAACATCAAAGGTATGTCGATCCCCGTTTCAACGCTCCATCTGGACTCTCGCGCGGCGGCTGACTACGAACGCTTTAGTCCATTTTTCGAAGAACCAACTTCGTCATTACTCTAGGAGAAATTTATGGAAAGCACGCTCATTAGCGGCTGGGCCGCGTTTTGGCTATTTATGGCAGTTTTCTACTACTGCGATATGACTGTTTACTTGCGCGGCCATGAAGGATGGTTTCACAAGCATAAGACAGCCGCCGAGTTCGAAATTCAAAAAGCGATAATTGAAAATTTACGGCAAGGTGCCGTGCAAAAGGAATGATGCCAACAAACCTGGAGGTAAAAAATGGCAGCAAATAAACGTGTATTCAAAACGAAGCAGGTAGTTTCGGGCGTGCGCTCGGAATACCGCGCTTGGAATGATTGGGATGAAGGCGATGTTCTCGTCTGCAAGCTCACCGGCTCATCTCCCAACAAGAAGAATCCTTCGAAGAAAGATTGGTTGGTTGAGCCCATCGACGCTTTCTTCTCGGACAAAAAAGAGCAGAAGCGCGTCCTGGGCGCAAAGATTCTGACTTTGAACTCGGCTGGCCAACTCGATAAAGGTTTGCAGCAAGCTGAAATGGGCCAGATCATTCAAGTCACTTACAATGGATCGAAGATCATGGAGGGCGGAAACTACAAGGGCCAGCCCGCGCACACGATGCAAGTAGACTTCGGCTCCTATGGAGATGACGAAGGGGCTGAAGACCAAACTGATGGTGACGAAGACGAGTCAGAAGATGAAGATGAAGAATTTGACGACGGCCTCTAAGAAAGGCCCGCTCGACTTCAAGCCGGTGGAGAACGCGTCTAAGCGCGTCTCCGGCGCGGTTCCCAAACTCCCGGTCTTGAACCGCCTCATTGTGGACATGTCCTCTGAGGCGTATCACGGGGCGATGGGAACTTGGTCATCATCACAGCTTAAAACTGTTCTCGAAGATGAAGATCTCTTCATCGCAAAGTACATCAAGAGGTCCGTCGCTCGTGAAGAGAAAGATGCGTTTGACCTCGGGACGTACTTCCATACTGGAGTTCTGGAGCCGCACAAGATCAAATCCGAAACCGCTGTGTTTCAGGGCGTGCGCTACGGGAAGAAGTGGGAAGAGTTCAAGAAAGCAAATCCCGGCAAAACCGTCGTGAATGAAAAGCAGTTGGAATCGGCCAATCAAATGATCGAAGCCGTCAATGCTTCTCCGGTGTCCATGCAATATTTGCAGGGGAAGCCAGAGATCTCGCTTTTCATCAAGCTGGTCATTTTCAAAGGGAAGATTTTCGCCCCTGACTTTGGGAAGGTCCTGACCTCCGAGGGTTGGGAGAAAACGCCTTTGCGCCCGACGAAGGGATACGAGATCGTCATGAAGGTTCGCGCCGATTGCCTCGGAGCGGATTTCATTTCGGATCTTAAATCCACTTCTGGCCACGCAAAACAAGAGTACAGCGTTCGGGACAGTATCAGTAAATACCGATACGACCTCTCTGCGGCCCTGTATTTGGACATGTTTTCTTTGGTGAAACCTGAGGTGAACAAGTTCATTTGGATCTTTGCGTCCAAATCAAAACTTTGCGCGGCTCCCTGGATCGCCAGCGAGAGAAATATCAGGATTGGTCGGGCCAAATGGTCTAAAGCCGTCATGAAAATTTTCCACCTGGAGAAAGCCAACTGGGAAATCGTTGACTACTTGCGTGTTGCCGAGCCAATGCCTTATGAGGATGAGTGGCTCCGGGAACAAGAAAGCGACTTGTTGTAATTATGGGCATGGAAACACAAGAGCCCGTGGACATTCGAGACGCTGTGAGACAGTCCAAAAAGATCGCCGATGCCGTCATCCATGTCTCTCGAGCTATGAAAGATCTCGAAGATGGGGATTTGAATAGCCACGCGATTGAAGTTCTGCTCCAAGCGTCTACGAAAGAGTCCCGAGCAACCATTCGAAATGTACTAGCGGGCCTAAGAACCCTTGAACAACTTTACGTCCGGCAAGAAAAGCCGAAGGAGAAAACATGAAAGAAACCACAGTAAAAGTCGTCCGCCGTTTCACCACCGATGTGCAGTATGAGTATGTCGAGATTGAAGTCACCGGCAAGCTCGACGCCAAAGAAGACCTCGCTGAAGTGACCAACGATCTGATTACCCAGATCGAAGCTGCCGTTGAAGGCGAGCCCGCGAAAACCGAAAAAACTGAAAAACCCAAGTCAACCAAGGAGACAAAAAATGGAAAAACAAATCCTGCTAAAGACGACACGGACGGAGACGAAGATCCCGAAGACGCTGATGCAACAGAAGATGGCGAAAGCACTGAAGACGATGAAGCCGCAGACGATGAAGCTAGCGGTGACTCTGACGATTCAGCCGACACTGATGACAGCGGAGACGAAGGTGAAGAAGCCGAAGAAAAGAAAAAATCTGCCCGCGTCGAGCGCCAAAGCCAAAAAGTCGATGCCGGTAAAAAAACAAGCGGAGACAAAAAAGGCTTCCGCAAAAAGCCCCAAGTCTACAACCGCGAAATCAAAGAGCACCGAGAAATTTTTAGCAAACTCCTCGGATCTGTAAGTCCGAAATGGGCCGTGAAAAAATCTTTGAAAGACCGCGCTCGCAAGGCTTCTGAAGAATTCACTGGCGAAGAGTTCTTGGATGAAAACGGAACTGTTTTGCCTGCGTTCAAAACGGCAGTTAAAGATTTCATGGAGAAAAAGGACTAACCTATGAAAAAGTCGTGGCCTTACTTGCTTGGTGCTGCTCTCGCAAAAATTGCCTTCCTCATGTTTTATGGGGTAGCCCTCATGTATCTATTTCCTCTATCGGTAAAACCTTTTTGGAAAGAAATGCCCGAGGTAGAGTATCACCAAGCATTGGCCGCGACTCTTCTTATTCATCTTCTGGCGCTTTTGCTCACGCCTACCCGCCAGGGGAACCACGACCGGGATTGAAATGGACCTTGAAGACCTGATTAAGAGTGCAAACCATCTCCCCACTGATAACGATCTTAAAAAATCTCTTGAGGAAGTGATAAGAAATCTTCCTAACTGGTCTATGCAGATAAAAGGATACGGGCGCCGGGGCGGACATCGAAATACAGCGTACTCTTGTTACAGTTTTGATTTCTCAGAAGGAGAGTGGAGAATGGGCGAAATAAAATATTTTATCGTGTCGTATGCAACATCCCGCGTGATTAAAGATCTCACTCAGGAAGGAGTTTTAGTCTCGGCCAGAATCCTTATGGATATGCCGAACCCCAGTTTTGATATCTTCGAAGTGAACTCTAAAACTTGTGTGACAAATGATTTTGAGACAGACGAGACAGGGAAGTGGAAGTACAATCCAGCCCCAAAATTATTTGGCGAGGATCAGGAGTTGCCGCCGTGGAAAATAGACCAGAAAAAGAAGTAGTCATTGTTGACAACAACTTCGGCCCAAGGGACTTTTTTGTAACGGACATGGAAAATAATAAAATTATTCCCAACCTCACCCGAGAAGCAACCATCGCGGTTCTGAAGATCTTAAACCCAGTTGGGGATAAAAAGGTCTACCCCTATGCCTATCGAACTTTAAATCGTGACACTCGCTTCACCATGAATAATTCTAAGTGGGAATTTGATCTGAGCTGGGACGAAGTTTTGTACGAAAATCTGATCGCGGAAAAACGCAAGGTGGGATTACTTGAGACCGAAATCAAAGGACTTGAAGCTCCCTGACATCGCGACGCCGAAGCAACGCAAGTTGTTTCAGTATGGTCTCCAGCACGAGTACTCACTTCTGTGCGCCGACCCCCGCCTGGGGAAATCCGCGACCGCCATTTGGCTTCAAAAAGCTCGAAAGGCTCCAACTCTCATTATTTGCCCGAGCTATCTCATCGCCAACTGGAACAAGGAGATCAACAAGTGGAACCCCAAAGCCATCGTCACCTCCTTCCGGAAGGGGAAGGAAATTTACCACGTCGCGGACTCGGACTTTGTCGTCATCTCTTTTGACCTAGTGCAGAAAGCCGAGCACCTTTTTCTCTGGGCCGACATGGTCATCATCGACGAGATCCACAACCTCAAATCAATGACCGCCAAACGCACACAATTCGTCCATAGGGCGCTCTTTGAAAACTCGGTCAAATACTTCCATGGCCTCACGGGAACCCCACTCAAGAACCGTGTGCGCGAATTTTACAGTCTTTTGGCCATGGCCTATTACGACCCCCGCCTGAGAGATCCCAAATTCCTGGAGCAATACCCCGACGAGATCACGTTCGCAGAGCAGTTCAGCCATCGAATCCAGTACGACGTGCGCGTGAAGGCCAAGAGCGGGGCCGAGTTCACCATGCCGGTCGTGAAATACGAGGGCGTAAAGAACATCCCGGAGCTTAAAACATGGCTTCAGGGCAGATACCTTCGTATCCGCGCCGGAAAAGGCGACCTTCCTCCAGTAAACTACCAAGACATTTTAATTTCAGATTCCGACAACCCGGCGCTCCTTCAGGCTTTCAACGCTTTCTTTGACGGGGAGGACTCGCATCTCCTGCGCCCGGACGTGAAGGTTCAAGCCGCTATGCAGAAAGTCCCGTTCACGATCAAGTATGTGGAAAACTTGATGGAAAGTGTGGATTGCTGCCTCATCTACTCCGATCACAAGGAGCCGACTCAGAAAATCGCGGCCCATTTTGGCGTTCCGGCGATCACAGGAGAGATGCCCGGCCACAAGCGGGCCAAGATGGTTGCCGATTTCCAGGCCGGAAAGATTGACAAGTTGTGCGCAACCATCGGATCACTGAAGGAAGGCGCGGACTTATTCAGGGCCCGGGACATTGTCTCCAACGACTTGTGCTGGGTCCCTGGTGACTGGAATCAGGTCATCAATCGGATCAGGGCCATCGGACAAAAAGATCCGAGGACTGTTCACCGAATTTTTGGATCTCCCCAGGACGAAAAAATCTCCGCTGTACTTGAAGAAAAAATGGCTGTCATTGAGGCAGCAACATAAGAGGAGCGGGGCATGTACAAAGTTGTTGGGCCAAATCTCTATCGAGTTCTCTATCGTATCAAGCATGTGGACAAAGAGTTTCAATCTTTGGTCTTTGCACATTCCGAGAAAGAAGCAATGTCTTACTTCTCTGATGTTGTGAAAGTGACTTTGGTCGAGAACGATGTTTCGGCTATCGTTCCTCAAAACTACGTTTCAATGTAAGATTAATTTGCCGGGGCCTAGGAAATCTAGTGCCCACGATAATAAATATCTGGCGATGGCGGTCGTAAAATCACCGCTACCAGAGGCGGATGGTAGACGGCCCCGGCATTGATGTTTCAAATAAGAGGGGAGTGAGTATGTATCGACTGACAATGATTTTGAATGGGGAGATCCGCACACGAGAAGTTGGATCTCTCGACCAGGCCCAGTCGGCTGTTGAAGCCTTGGCTGGAAAAGTTTCCTACTTTCGAGTTCTACAAGTATCCGGCAAGAAAAAGAAACCGCTTTCAATCTAACCAAGAAAGGCATCACGAATGATTCGCATCCAGAAGTTGAAGCAGCCAAAGAAAACATCCGGCATCGAACTGCCCCCAGGGCAGTCTCAAATCATCAAAAAGATCAAAATTCAAAACACAGGCAAGGAAACGGTCTGGGTAGACACCTACACACGTAAGCCTGTGGAACCAATCAAAGGAGGATTGAAATGAAAATCTACTCGATTCCCCAGCCCGGGGATGTGAACGAAGACGTTAGGATCTTCCAAGCCGCCCTCAACGCTCAGAAAGTGGTGAAGCCGAAGCTGGTTGAGGATGACAACTTCGGTCCCAAAACCAGAACCGCCGCCAGCCAATTTCAGAAAAGCATTGGTCTTGAGGGCACCGGAATTCCAGGCCCCAAGACGATTGAGGCCCTCGGCCTCATTCTCGACAAAGCGGGCCAGCCCGTCGAGACTCCCCAGGTTCCCTTCCGATTAAGCTGGGACAACAAAGCCGAGCGCCTTCCCTGGACTGGCTACATCTTCTCCCGTTTGTACGAGATGTACGACAGCCATATCGTGAAGATCAAAGACATGGAACGCTTCCGCATCGACTGGGTCGCGCTCACAAAAGATCAGCGCATCTATGTGATGGCCGAAATCATCGTCCAAATGGCCAAGCACGAGAGCGGCTGGAACCCCGACTCTGCGAGCGTAGATGTCGGCAACAAAGACAAAAAAGACACTTGGTCAATTGGCCTTCTCCAGTTGTCGGTGGCGGATCAGTCGTGGGTCAAGCCGCGCGATAAAACTCGCTACACCTACGAGGAACTCATCAAGCCGATCCCCAACTTGGATTTGGCTTTTTCAATCCTCAAGCGCCAAATTGAAAAAGACGGGCGCTTGGTTCTGCCGAACAAATCTCCCTTGAGATACTGGGCCGTCATGCTCGACGGGAACAAATACTCGAAGGTTGATTCGATCATCTCGGTCATCAAAAAGATCAAGATCCCCGAAGCGGTCAACGAAAAGCTCCCGAGCAAAGACAAGAAGATCGACCGAGAAGTCATCGCCAGAAAGATCGTTGCGATCATTCAGGCAGACATCGACGCCAATCTTCGCGAGACTCACGGGAAGAACCGTTCACCCCGCATCGACAGCTTCAACAAACGTGCTCACGCCTACCCGGGAGACCCCTACTGTGCTTCGGGCGGCTGGTGCGCGATTGATGACGCCTGTAAAGAACTGGGCCTGAAAAACCCGGTCGCGCCCACAGCATCTTCTCAGGCTTTCCGCAAGACTTCTTTCGTGCCCGCGAAGTACATTCGCCCGGAAGGATCTAAAGGGAAAATCGGAGATGTTGGCGTTCTTCAGCAAGTCTCGGACCCCGGCAAAGGCCACTATGTGACTCTGCGAGAAGATCAAGTCTCCCAGCCTCTTTTCAAGACCGTCGAATACAACACCGATGGCTCTGGATCGCGCGACGGAGACGGCGCCTACGCAATGACTCGCTCGACTGTGGACCGCTCTGCGGAAAACAGCGGGAAGATCTTTGTGTGTTTCACGGACATCCCCCAGTGGATTGCCGATCACAATAAGCTCTGACCAAAGTCCTGACACTGTGCCGCCCGGATCTCTGGCGGCATTTGTTTGCCCCATCGCATAGTTTTCTCCATAATCAAGTCATGAAAGAGATCACGGAATCTTTTCAAGACCCGGAACTTGAGGTCTCAGAAGAGAGTGAAATTGCTGCGGCTGTGGACGTATCTGTTCTCGGGACAGACCAGGTCCCGCGCCCAGTTTATTTGAACCAGGACGACCAAATCATCGCTTTGACAACAGAAGATGCAAAGCGGCTTCATGGTTTCTTAGGCAAGGCCATTCAATTCTTAGATGACTACGAGAAAAGACGCCTGCAATAAGTCCTTAAGTTGTTGACAACATATAAGCGGTTCGGCAACTTCCTGGGCTATGAAAATCATCGAGCATAGAGAAGGCATAAAGCGCCACTACAAGTTATTCAGTATCAGCTTCGAAGCAATGGCCCACGCCCTTCGCACTGGGGGATTCTTCGAAGTCCTTGAGGGAATCCCCAGAGATGGGGATGTAAAAAGAGTCGAGTTTGATGGCATGAGGGGCGAGTGGGTTATCGTCGTCGAGCACATGTCCTATCCGGCAGTTCTTTGGGGAAGTAAACCCCCACAAGAAGAAATCGTCGTCAAGACTTACCAGGGCCCTGAGATCGCAGTTTTTAAAAAATTCGCTTCAGATATAATGAAAGCGCAGGGTAACGTATGATGAGATACGCTGTTCTCTATAAGAAAACTTCAAACGGAGCTATTCAACAATGGCAAGTGGCCGTCGAGGGAGCGACAATCGTCACGACTTACGGGCAAGTCGGCGGAAAGCTCATGACCACGAGAGACTCCATCAAAGAAGGAAAAAATCAGGGAAGAAAAAACGAAACGGATCGCGAAAGTCAGGCAATGAAAGAGGCCCAAAGCCAGTGGGTAAAGAAAAAGAAAGCTGGCTATACCGAGAGCTTAGAAGACGCGGATTCTGGAAAGACTGACAAGATCATCGAAGGCGGCATTGAGCCTATGTCCGCCAACAGTTTTGATAAACGAAAAGAAAAAGTGAACTATCCAGTTTTGGTCCAGCCCAAGTTCGACGGGCACCGATGTATCGCCGTCATTGACCTCTCTTACCACGTCACCCTTTGGTCGCGTCAGCGCCGCCCGATCACGTCAGCGCCCCATATCCAAGAGATGCTGAGTGAAATGGCCATGGCCACGGGCCAGAGCGACATCATCCTGGACGGAGAACTTTATAACCACAAACTGCGCCATGATTTTGAGAAGATCACTTCTCTGGCCAAGCAAAAGACACCAGACAAAGACTATAAGATGCTTCAGTACCACATCTATGATCTGGTCCGCCCGCACTCCTATGTGAGCCGCTGGGGGTTTTTAAAAATCTTCGTAGAAAAATGTCCCGACAAAAGTGTCCAAGTGGCAGAGACGTTTAACGCCAGAAATGAAAATGAGGTCCGGTCCCTCTACGGGGATTTTGTCGAGAGGGGATACGAGGGCGCGATGGTCCGTCAGAACAGTGGCGGATATTTGCACAAACGGTGCGACCAACTCTTGAAGGTAAAAGAGTTTGAGGAGGATGAATTCGAAATCATCGGCATGGAAGAAGGCCGAGGGAAACTTCAGGGGCATGCCGGAAACTTCGTTTGCAAGATCGGAGAAGACCAATTCAGCGTGAAGATGTCTGGGGAAACCAAGAACTTGAAAAAGTATTGGGAGAACCAGGAGAACTATATTGGACAAATGGTGACGGTTAAATATCAAGGATTTTCAAAACTCGGCATTCCGCGATTCCCAGTTGGACTTCGCATCCGAGAAGATCTGTAGGAGAAAACATGGAAGGCGCTGTAACAAAAAAGATGGAAAAATTTTTGGATGTTTTCCTGCCAGATGCAACTGAGGCAGAAAGAAAATTCGCCCGCATGATTCTCTTCACAGGAGCTTCTATTGGGCTCGAGGGAGTCATCGACATGGCCGGATCAAAAGATGGCCTCCTGTCTCAGATGAGTGAAAAAGACAAATGGCCTGCGGCTGTGAACGTGACCTGCATGGAAATTGTCATCACTCTCGACAAACTCAAAGACTTCGTCCAAGAGATGAAGGATACGAAAAGAAACCCCTCGGCGTTCTCAACTCGAAATGTGACTCCTCCAGATGAATACCACTAAGTTGATCTGCGTTTTCATTTTCTTCTATATGGTCTCTGTGAGGCTGTATGTCTAAGACGATAGGAAAGGCCAATAGAGAAGGAGTTTTTACTGTCAAGACTAACGCACACGGTGAGGAAATTTTGACTGGCAAATATCCTCCCAGTATTTTCGGAATCTCCGCCAGTACAGACGAAGAGGAGCCAAATGTCCGGGCCTACATCAAGTGGAGAAGAATAATTCGGAAAATAAAGTATCTCGAGAATTTAAACCCAAAGGAACTTTGTCTCAACCAGCAAACGCTGACAGAAATTGATATTCTTCTCGGCTCTGAGTGGGATGTAAGCCCGGAGGGAAAATTCTGGAATGGGGTGGTAGAGATCCCATGAGTAAGAAACACAGCACCAACGTAAAATTGGGAATCCCCACCGCCGCATGGGATAACATATACGAGCAAGTTCAAATAAGTGAGGATTTTCAACCTAAGATTTCTGACTTCTTTCGTATGAAGGAAAATAAAGAAGAACAGCACTCCGACCCCGAAAATCTGATACGGGGCGCAGTCCTGTGGGCCAAGATCAAAAGAAAAATAGAGCACTTGGAAAAACAGGAAGATAAGAGGAGCCTCTTTGGATCACTAAAAGACCTCAAGAGGATCGACAGTCTTTTAGGGAGTTGGGACGTTGTCGATGGGGAAATATTCGTGCAGCCAATTATAACTTCAAAATATTACGAACCAGATTGGGGAGATGAGTGAATGAAAAACTATATTGAAGAAGCAAAAGTTACTGACGTTCAAAACTACGGCGCTGTCCAAGAGCGATGCGTGGACCACAAGACTCTAAAGATCCTTCACGGGGCGATTGGTCTTTCAACAGAGTCAGGGGAGATCCTCGACTGCATCAAGAAGCATCTCTTCTACGGGAAGCCGCTCGACCTTGTTAACCTCAAAGAAGAGTTGGGGGACATCTTTTGGTATTGCGCCCTTCTCGCCGGAGAGCTTGGGATCACGTTCGATGAAGTCCAGGACGTGAACATCCAAAAGCTTCGGGCTCGTTTTCCTAACAAGTTCAACGAGTACGATGCCACTCACCGGGACATTGAGAAAGAGAGATACATTCTCGAAGGAAGAAATTAGTGGCGAACCCGGGACCGGACCTAGATTCTTTAAGAGCGGAAGATTTGGCCAAAATGATTATGAAGTGCCGGGTAGAGATAGCTTGTGACGAGCAGCTACTCGGAGCTTTTCTATGTTCCACATTTTCTTTTGGAGCATTGGCCGCACTTGCCGCTTGGATGGGGGTGTAAATGTCGCTACACGGTCTTCCTCCTGGGCATGAATACTTTTGGGAAGTAATTCGCCGGAACGAAAAAATTGATGACGAGATGTGGCTACAACTTTTCTACGGAGTAATGAGCATGCTCATCGCCTTTGGCGCCCTGGTAGCGAAAGTGCACACCTGGGCAATTTTGGAGGTTCGCATTGGCTGAACTCACAAAAGAACTTCTTATGGAGTTGTGGAGGATCAAAAAAGAGAGACTGACCATCGAATATTGCTACTGGTCCTTCCTCTCTGTTATTGTGACGATCTCTGGAATATTGACGATTATAATCATACGAGCATAGGAGAAAAATATGGACATCATCCAATTGAGCCGAGGAAGCACAGGGAACAACGTTTGCCCGGTGTGCGCCGAGAAACACATTCCCCAAAACCGCTGCCGATACGAGGCCCTTGTGTCTGTAAACACGCGCCTTCGCGAGGCCAACAGCATGATTCCTGCGATCCTAAACGCCAACAAGCAAGCGGTCCAAACTGCCGAGCAGTTCCGCTTCATGCTCAAAAAAGCCGATGAGGCCAATGCGATTTTGCAGACGATTCTGGCAAAGCATGGGGACATTGGTAAGACGATTCAAACCGAATACTTTGAGGAGCTAGAAACATGGGCATCAAAACATACCAGCCAAGACACCGCCGCGTCGTCACTGGACACAAAGAACTCAACCTTGAGCGAGACCGACGACAAAAGCTCTACCGAGGAAACGATGAGTGGAAAAATTTTTCTCGAAGATTCCTCGAAGTAAATCCCACTTGCTACTGTTGCAATGAGAAAGCGACAGTAGTGGATCACTTAGTCGCCCACAAGGGCGACAAGGAACTATTCGAAAAAACGGGGAACCATGTCCCGCTTTGCGTAGTTTGCCACAACACGGTAACGGCCAAGTTCGACGCGAAGTATGTGGTTGGGGCTAGCGTTGAGCCAAAGACCCAGTGGATGAACGAAACCCGGGCGAGAACCGAAATTCAAAAAGACAAAAAATTTCCGTCTGTGAAGGTCATAAAATATGCTTACCGGCCAGAGTGAAAATATAAAGATACGAAGAACTATCAAAACCCAAGAGATACAAGGAATTATAAACACCCAAGTTTTTCTCCCAACAGGAGGACCTTACGGCGAGATGGAAAAGATAGATTCCCCGGGAAACTATAGGAGAAAAAGAAAAATACAAATTCGTCCTTCCTCTCTTGTAAATATCCTCACAAATAGAAACGTGATGCAGGTAATTTCTGGCCTTCCAGAGGGTAGCGACTGGATCTCTTTTTGTTTTATCGAAGGAGAGGGGTTCATCCTCGAGGTCGCCCATCCAAGTTTCTCAGAAATTCCGGAGGGACACCCGACCCCATTTCACGCAGTAGCGGCCCTCCACATGGACGGGGAGGCTCTTGATATTGCTCTGAGAATACTGGAACATTCCGGGGGAGAGGTTGAGAGAGTATGAGATCAAGTATTGGCACTTGGGAGCACAGAGGAAAAAGAAGATCTCGCCAAGGCCAGATCAAGTTCCGCCTATGGCAACTAGACTTCAAAATTGTCGATAATTCCAAGTTAGCTACTGGGTATCAAAAGTTCCACGGAGCCGTGTATGTTGAGTGGGAGTGTGACTACCTGTACAAAAAGCATCGAAAGATTTGCTTTTTCCGAGTCTCAACAGAGATTGACGAGAACGGAAATTTCTCAATGAAGAAGCTCATGAATAAATTCAAACTCAGCGTGAAGATTGAGTTCGATCCAAAATTTAAAATAGCCTATGAAAAGATAGCCCCGCGAATTCCCAGAAGAGATGGGATGATTTCATTCACAGCGGTGGAGATGCCCCATGTTCGCATCTCCAGATCCTCCGGCGAAATCAAACGCTAGAACTTATAAGTCTTGTCCACGCACTTTTGGAGCATCATGTCTTTTGAGTAAATCGAGGGGAGTGGATAGAACTTATGTTTTGCGTGCTCCTCGCAGCTTTCCTTATTCCCATATTTTATTTTATAGAGATCGAAAGTTATTTTGGACACTTCTTTTCTTGCATCTTGAAAAGGGTCTCGATCATTGGGAGGATACTGCCCGGGGTAATAGGGCCTTTCTAAAAGTCCTTTGTAGATGTATTCTAGGTCGAAAAGATATTCTTTCATATCGCCTAAGCAATACTCTTTCTGCATCCTCTTTAATTCCCGCTCGCGCTTCTTTTCTTGGAACTTTTGCTTTGCTATTTCTCCTTGAACGCAAGTTTGGATCTTGCTCACGCATATCTTTGCAGTATCGGATTCCATGCCTCCGCAAAGAGCGCCGATAAGAAAAATTCCACTTAAGTATCCGCCCATATTTTCCTACTTTCTATGAAGATGTTTTATAGATAAAAGAATTTGTAGGCCAGTGCCGCTATGGAAATGGCCAAGGTTATCATACAGACAGTGATCTCGCCCACCTCTGAGATCTTTAAAGACAAAGCAACAATGACAGTCGAGACAAGAATAATTCCGATCATGATAAAGTGTACTACGAAAGCGCCAATGAAAAAATTGCTATATTCTGGGGATAGGAAGGAGCCAAAAATAACTGCCGTGGCGAGACACTGGATTACTCCAACAATATTGGCCAGAAGCCATCCCGACAAAAATTTAGCCACATCGTCAAAATATTTTTCTAGTTTTGAAGGCATTTGAATTTCCAAACCAGAGAAGAAAGACAGAAGATCGCTCCCAAAATAGAGAAAATAAAATTCAGCGGGGTCGATTTATCGCATATAAAAATATCGTAGAATATCTCGCCGATGGGCTCCACCCACAAAAGAAAATATCCTAGCACCATCGGGAAGATAAAAAGTTTGAGGGAAAATACCAGAGACTCCTCAAAATAATTTCCATGAGTAGCTGCGTGCAAAAGTAGTAATACCGAAGACACAGCCACAAAACATGTGCCGAATAAAATTAGGCCCTTAGCTAGGATCTGGCATAGATACAAGATAAAACTCCATGAACCTCTAGCCACTTCCTATTTTCTCCGAGAGAAAAATTTCTCTATGAGTCCGCCGAGAACGGCGGCCAAAAAGGCAATCGTCATGAAAATTGAAACTCCAGCAATGATCTCAAGATAGTCAACCATCTCTACCACTTGGAGACCCAATTATTTTCCATGTATTCCCAATCCGTTGCGAGGATGTCCTCGATATTGAGGGTATATCTTTCCCAGTATTCTTGCTCCTTATGGACTGTAGAAGAATAGTAATAAAAAATATTTCCGCTAGGGAGTAAATCAATTTTACCCTTTCGGCGAATGCGGCCATGGGTCTTTTTTATTGCCTCGATGATATTCATTCCTTTGGTCTCCTTCCTTTGATATCTATTTTTTGATACGCCTGGTGGATAAAAACTAGCTCCAACATGTCTGCAATTTCGTCGAAAGAGGCGCCAAGGGAATCATTCATCTGTGGCAAATTGATGGGCTCTACATCTCCGCCCATCTTTTGGAGAGTCTGAAAGTTTTGGTCTACTTCGGCTAGCCATCTAGGGTCGTTCATATATCCTGACGATGGCAAAGACCCGCTAAGATACCCCTGGGGGTTAGTTGGGTGGTCGGGAGAAAATATTTTGCAGGCCACTCCAAGGCAGCAAAACCCGTACTGGCTCTCAAGATTGGCGCTCGCCTGCTTGTACTTCCCGCTACGAAGGGCCTTGCACCACTTGCGGATTTCATATTTGGTTGGAAGGTTAACTAACTCCACTTCTACTCCTTCCGGGTGTCAGCGTTGGACACGCAATCGTAAAGCTGTTGTGAGCTTACTCCACGGGGAAGCGCATCCGTCCCGTCTTTGAAAAGCTCGATCATGTTCAACTCGAAGCTCACCTCGCGCCACTCTTTAGGCGTCATCGCAGCATTGGTGTCGTAGAGGGATCTGTAAAAATGGGGCGGCAATTCTAAATTCAAAGAGTCGGCGTTTCCCTGAATCATGCACAAGAGAATAATTACGGGCATAATCAGAGAACCTCACTGTTTTTCTTGCGCGAGAGAAAGAAGTCTTCGCATTGCCACTGGGAGTACTTCTCGGGCGCGAACTTTCTGGCGAATTTGCAAAGTTCTTCTTGGTCGAACTCATGGTACTCTCCGATCTCTTTCTCCAGGACAATCACTCGCGGGTCATTGAAGTCCGCTGGATGTTCCTGGGCCACAGCGACCGTGGACAAAGACAAAATAAAAATAAAAATTCTCATATCAAAATTCCTCGCTAGTTGAGCCTTCGATGTACCCATTGAAATTCTCCAGTCCGCTTTTAACCTTTTTTGCTAGATCGACCATTTCCCTAACGACCTCTTCTGCTGAAGGAGTCCCCTCAAATAGGGAGGAATTGAAACTAAATGGCCGAACGCTTACTTTCAATCTTCCTACGTGAGATAGATACTCAGAAGGGTCATATTTCACGTATCTTCTTACAGCAGCAGATAAATAGTACTCGACAGTGTTATTGTGTATTGTCCCGGGGACCTCTATGAGGACCCAAAATCCCAAAACTTTACTGGTGTAAGTATAGTGGATAGCAGCGGGATTTAGGATGGCGCTTTGAATGTCATCTAGGTGACGATCAAACTCCCTCACTACGGGATGGCCACTGCCAAGCAGGCTCCCGAGAGTAGAAACCATTTTCCGCCCGTTCGCATTTAAAAATTGATAGAGATCTTGTTCCACCGAATTTGCTCCTCAAATAGATTTCAGTTTGCCGGGAAATATCGGCCAATCTGGAAAGAAAGTCCCGCCAAAAACACCATGGAGGTAAAAACTCCAAGAACCGAAATGGTAAGATAGTTTTTATCTGCGAAGTCCAAAATCTCTTTGAACTTCTCCGCTTTGGAAAAGTCATAAGTCACTCGGTCTTTATCGAAAGCAACAATGACAAAGGTGGGAACTATTAAGACCCAGATAAATAAGAAAGCAAAAGAAGAAATAATAAGGAGGCCCATTTCTACCTTTCCCCTATCTTGGTTTATAATGACAGCGGCCCCAACCAAGGCAATTAAAAATCCGATGAAGAAGTAAACAGAAATCCATAAGACAATCTGATTCCCCATAAAGTCCACACATTGCGACATTTCCCCACCTCCTCCTGGCCAAGTTGTTGACAACCAATTAGACCGATGCCATTTTCTTGGCAAGATATTTCTACAATACACCCATAAAAGTTGTTGACAACTTAATTCACTTTGAGTTAAATTTAAAACACGTTTAACGCAAACCCCTATAAAGGATGGAAACGAGATGAGACCTTCGCAGTTGAAAGATGAAATCAAAGCCCGCCACACAGCCAAGATCAAGCGCACTTTGATGGTGGAATCCACCCCCGGCCTGGGCAAGACCCAAATCGCCCGCCAGGCGGCAGAAGAGCTTGGAGTTGGCTTCATGACAATCCACGCTCCCCTTCTCCAGCCCGAAGACTACGGCCTCCCCGTTGTCATGGGCAAAGACCGCGACCAACTGAAGTTTGTCGTGTCAGCCGATAAATTCCCCATCAAAGGAAGCGACTGCCCCGAGAGCGGCATTCTTCTCATCGACGAGCTTTCGCAGGCAGACAACAGTTCTCAAAAAATTCTCGCCAACTTGATCCAAGAGCGAGAGATCCACGGCCAGCACCTCAAAGACGGGTGGACAATCGTGGCCACAGGAAACCGCCAGAAGGACCGCTCAGGCGCGAACCGTATCCTCGGCCACTTGTCGAACCGCCTTACACGGGTCACTCTCGAGGCCAGCCTTGATGACTGGACCGACTGGGCTCTTCGCAATGGTGTGAAAACTGAAGTCGTTTCTTTCATTCGCTTCCGTCCCGAACTTCTTTCCAACTACGATGCGGCCCAAGAGATCAATGCCACTCCCCGCGCGTGGGTTGAAGGCGTTTCTGCCGCCCTCGGTGTCATTGAAAAAGAGAACGAGTTTGAAATCTTCACTGGCGACGTTGGAGAGGGGTGCGCGTCGGAGTTCATGGCCTTCGTGAAAATCTACCGAAACCTCCCGAATCCCGACGCCGTTCTTCTCAATCCCAAGAAAGAAGAAGTCCCCAAAGATCCCGCGACACAGTTCGCCTTGGTCGGCGCCCTTGTCGCTCGCGTGACTGAGCAGAACATGGACCGCGCGATGATCTACATCCGCCGTCTTCCCGCTGAGTTCTCGGTTCTTTTCATCAAAGATGCCGTGGCTCGAAACCGTGATCTCGCGACAACCAAAGCTTTCATCGACTGGACAACTAAAGAGGGCGCTGCCCTCTTGAACTAAGGATGTGATTCCATGGCAAAGAAAACTGTAAAAAGAGAAGTGAAAGATGGGGGCCTGTCAGAGCGGGCCCTTCTCGTGGCCGTAAATATCAGCGCATGGTCGGGGCGCAAAGTGGACAAGAAAGCGACCGATACTGCGAACCTCGCCCACAAAGCTTCATCTGAGGCCGGAAAATACCACAAGCGCCTTCTTCCGGGGGCGCATGAGTTGGGCGAGATCTCGACCATCGCGAGCCAAATCCGCGCTTACTTCTATGAGCAGACTTTGCCGTGGATGTCGGATGGAAGCCGCATTCTTTCGAGCCAGAACTACTTGAAGTTCGTTCAGGGCATGAAGAAATACCAAGTCGAGTTTGAAAAAGCCTGCAAAGATTTCTACGCAGCCTACCCAACTCTCAAAGCCGAAGCCCAGAAAAAACTGGGCGGCCTGTATGACCCCGAAGAGTATCCCGAGGATCAATCCATCTCGGAAAAATTCAAAGTCGAAGTGTCCTACATGCCGATGCCCGACGTGAAAGACTTCCGCACTGAGATCTCCGAAACCGAAAAGAAAAACTTTCAGCGCAAGATGAAAGAAGTTGAAGGGGCCGCGATGCGCGAATGTTGGGAGCGCATGCACAAGGTGACAAAACTTGCCGCCGAACGCCTCGCCCAGCCGGATGCCATCTTTCGGGACTCTCTCATTGAGAACATTCGGGACATGGCGAACCTGATGCCCATGCTCAACGTCTCCAATGACAAATCCTTGGAGAAAAGCCGCCGCGAGATCCTTGACGTGGTCTCTGGATTTTCTCCTGATGAACTGCGAGAAAACGCAGACGCCCGTGACAAGGCCAGCAAAGAACTGGCCGACATCGAGGCCAAAATGAGCGCCTTCATGGGAGGAAAAAAGTGAGCAAAACCACCTACAAAAATATCGAAAAAGCGCGGGCCGGTCTCATCTTGGACCAGCCCTTCTTTGCGTCGATCCTTCTCCCCATGCCTTTGCTGGAGGATCCCACAATCCCCACCATGGCAACCGATGGGGAGACAATTCGCTACAACCCCAAATGGACCGATTCTTTAACTTCGGACGAAGTCACCTTTGTCTTGGCCCATGAAACAATGCACTGTGTCTTCGATCACATGGGGCGCCGGGGTGAGCGGTCTCCGAACCGTTGGAACCAGGCTGCCGACTACATCATCAATGAGCTTCTGACGAACGAGCGCGTGGGGTCTATGCCCCATGGCGGCCTCTTGAACCCCAGCCTCACCGCGCAGGGCGGAGGCACTGCTGAGGGCGTTTATCGTTTGATCCCCGAGGAGAACGAGGGCAAAGGCCCCGGCGAGCAAGGCGGCGCCCTGGACCAAGTCCACGACGCGGGCTCAAATCACGGGGAGGAGCAGCCTGACGAAGCCACAAAGAGCGAGAAATCGGCCCAGATGAAGGTTAGAGTCATCCAGGCCAAGAACGCGGCCAAGATGCAGGGAAAGCTCTCAGCGAACCTGGAGCGCCTTGTAAACGACATGGTGAAGCCGGTTGTGGACTGGCGTTCGGTGCTGCGCAGGTTTGTCAGCGAGCGTTGTAAGATCGACACGACCTACGCGCGTCCTAAGCGCCGTTTCATGACCGAGGACTTCATTTTGCCGTCTTTGTCGGGCGAAAAAATGGGGCGCATTGTTGTGGCGGTGGATTGTTCGGGATCGGTTGACCAAGAGCTTTTGACCAAGTTCGCATCCGAGATCAATGCCATCAAGCAAGACACCAATCCCTCAGAGATCGAAGTCGTGTATTTCGATCATGCCGTCTGTGGCGTGGACAAGTTTGGCCCTGAAGATGATTTTTTCATCAAAGCCCGGGGCGGAGGTGGGACCGCCTTCTCGCCGATCTTTAGACACATCGCCAAGAGCCCCGATGAGCCGCCTGTGGCGACGGTGGTTCTTACGGATCTCGTGTGCAACGACTTTGGCGCTGCGCCCGACTATCCCGTCTTGTGGGCCGTTCTGGACAAAGCCATCGAAGGTTTTGACAAGGTCCCTTTCGGGGAGATCTTAGAAGTGGTCAACACCGATGAGTGAAGTGGGCGGACAAATAGATGCGGTCGAGCGTATCGCCGATGACATTCGAGATCTGCTCTCCGCCTTGAACGCGCTTCAAGGCGGCCTCTATCATCGGCAGAAATCTCGTCGATGGCCGCACAAGAAAGAAGAGATCCGCCGATTGAGAAAAGATCTCTACGACTTGAAAGTTGAGC